GCTGGTTGGCTAGACCTCAAGAACCGTCACTTTCTCGGAACCAAAGGAGAAGGTCTGGTTAGTCGCGTTGCGGATACCGCTGGCCCTCGTCTCGACAGGGTAGCGGGCATCCTGTCTGGCGCTGGTCGCAATCCGCTCGATTCTGGACCACAGGACATCATGGAGCATCTGTGGCGCGCTGGCGTGGCTGATCCAGGACGGCGATTCTTCGACATTAGCAGGGGAAGCGTCGGCGCGAGATACGGCAACGATGCCGTCAGCCTTTACAATCTCCTCTTTGGTGATGAATCCCAAGAGGAAGAGCAACCCTCTCCGTGAAAGGTTTCCATGACCGATTCAGGCAAGACATACGTTCCATACAAGGGAACCGCACTGCCCGGCAACGCCGAGGTGGTGACCTTGTTCAACACGATCACCGCATTCGGCTTAGATGCAGCTCCTCACTACCAGCTCTACTGGGCCGACTTCAGCATCTCCGCTGACCAGAACACCAACAACACTTGCACGCTTCAGAAGTCAGCTGATGGAACCACTTGGGTTACCGTTGCGTCTCAGACCATCTCCAACGCCAACGTCTCCAACGAAGGCGCCTTCTATGTCGCGCCTCACAAGAACTGGCGCATCCTCTACACGAACGGCGCTACTCCCCAAACCGCGTTCTCGGTCGATCTGGCAATCGATTCTGTCGATCGGGGAGCGAACTTCTGAGCCATGGCTATTAGTCCTTACTGGCAGAACCTAGGCCATAGCCAGCTGCTCTACTTCACCACTGGTGGTCTAGGAGCCACTGCCGGACAAGCCTTTCAGGGCGGGCAGTCAACTCAGGCCACTGGATCCAGCGCTTCCACTGCCTCGCACACGTTCCAGGTCACCAGAAACGGCGTGATCAAGAACCTCACACTGGCAGCCCCATCCGCAGTTGCCGGTGACTCGACTGCAGCAATCAGTGTCAATGGTGTGGCTTCAGCCCTTTCGGCAACGATTCTAACCGGGCAGAACATAGGTCAGAACCTCACGACCGAGATTGCCGTCAGCAGGGGAGACACAATCGTTCTGGTCGTTGCCGGCGGTTCAGCGGCATTCTCAGTCAGGAACACCGGAACGGTCGAGTTCCTCTACCGCTAATCCTCCTTAGTTACCCAGAAGGTCGAGCTAAGCATTGCCTAGCATTCTCAAGAAACTGAGAAAGCTTCCGGTAAAAGAGAAGCTAGAGGACATAGGTTACTTCATCAACCGGGAGCTGCTTCAGTTCCTCGGTGAGCTCGTAACCGCAGTAGAAGACTTCGAGGCCACTCCAGGGCCAACCGGAGCAACTGGACCCGCTGGAAGCGATGGGGCCACAGGACCCACTGGACCAACCGGGGCGACAGGCGCGACTGGTCCCACAGGGCCAACCGGCGCCACGGGACCAACCGGTGCAACCGGGGCAACCGGTGCCACGGGCGCTACTGGAGCTACTGGAGCTACCGGAGCCACCGGAGCCGCCAACCCGGGAGCAACAGGAACGTCTCCCGGTTACCTGTCTCGTGTCGTCTACGTCAACGCCTCGTCCGCTCAGATAGGCACGACGTTCGCTGGTGTTACCGTCGCTGCCGCACCGGCATCATGGACCACGGCATCAGACGTTCCCGATGGCGGGCTATTCCACTTCTGGGGGACCGGATCCGGCGGAGGTGGGGCTAGCGGGCAAGCCATTCAGAGCACCAGCGGGCCAGGTTCTACGGGTGGTGGCGGTGCCGCAACTTGGGAGGTGTGGCTTACTCGCCAACAGGTACTTGCTGCCCTTCCAATTACGTTTACGCTTCCTCTTGGCGGTGCGGGAGGCGCAACAGTCGTTGCCGGAGCTGGCGTAACTACTGGGTCCAACTTTGGAATCAGCGGATCGGCAGCGAGCGCTGGCGTTCTTTGGCGTGCTGGTGGTGGCGCTGGTGGAAGAGGAGGCAACGGAACACGCGCCGGCGGAGGCGGCGGCGGGATAATGGGAACCGGACAGGGCGGTGACGCTTCCACGTCTTCCACAAGTGGCGGAGACCCTGGTGGTGGCACTGGCGAAAACGCTGCATTCGGTGGTGCCGGTTGTCTTACGGGCAATCCCGTAAACAGTGGCCAAAGAGCAGTATGGGGAGGCGGAAGCGGGGCTGGCGCTGGCTCCACAACACCAACAGGTGGAGGTACCTCGGTCTTCGGATGTGGGGGAGGTGGAGCAAGCGGCGATGTAAACAGTGCCGGCTCAGCTGGCGCAAACGCTCACCAAGGAAGCGACGGTGGCGCCGCGGGAGGCGATTACTCGGTAGCCAGAGGGGGAGGTGGAGTTGGCTCAGCTGGAGCGGTAAACGCCAATGGGGGCAACGGGGGCAATGGTGGCAACGGCGTCGGATGCCTCTACGGAGGACAGGGCGGAGGCGCTGGAGGTAGCGCCAACAGCACCACGGTATCCACCAACCGAACTGGCGGTAACGGCGGCAACGGTGGCTTCCCCGGAGGCGGCGGTGGAGCTGGCGGAACGGCAATATCGAACGGCAACGCAACCAAGACGGGCGGCTCTGGCGGCAACGGCTCCGATTCCGCGCTCGTAGTCACTGCGCACGTCGGTTGAGAGAGAAGAGGCAAAAGATGTCGACGGTCTATCTGTATAGCGAAAAGGGCAAGTCATCAGGCGTAACACTCAGCGCGGTCTCGGGACTTGGAGACAAGAAGCTCTGCAGGCTCACCTATCACGTCAGAATCCAAGACACGGCAACGGCGGGGGTTCTCTACTTTTCATTCAAGTACAAGGACCCAGACGGAATAACTCAGACGTACACGAGTCCCATCGGCCTCAGTGTCTCCTCACTTGGAAAGATTGGTAACGTGGTCCCATTCTGGACGGAGGACTCGTCAGGAGCCGGTGCCTACTTCGCCTATGAGATTATGCCTCTTAGCATCCTCGGTTCCTACAAGTACGACTACTGGTTAGAAGTCGACGAAGTGGCGACGGAGCTCTAAGTAGGTCATTAGTTCGATAGCGCGCTCGCTGGTCCATGTGCATACTCCTTCATTGAGTGGCGCACATTACTCTGACTAATGACGGCACGTTCCGTGCTCCCCATGGAACCATCGGCAACGCCATCAAGCAGCTCCGCGTGGCGCGCGGCCTGACCCAGGAACAACTGGGAAAGAAGTGTGGCGTTACCCAGTCCGGCGTTGCGTCGTGGGAGAGTGGGCGCATCTGTCCATCTGTGAAAAAGGCCCAACTGTTGGCTATCACCTTCAACGTGCCCCTGGAGTTCATCCTCGGGCACAGGAAGTCTCTGTTTAGAACCTAAGGAGCAATCGATGTCGACGTCACAAGACGTAAAGGATGCCGCTGATGCAGTCGCTGTTGCCAAGTCCGCGCTGGTTACTGCGCAGGCAGCCGTAGATGCCAAGATTGCCGAAGCCGTTGCGCTCATTCCGGATGAGCAAGCCGCCGTCGAAGCGGCGACACAAGCCTACAGCACCGCGTTCTCGGCAGCATCGGACACGGTGGGGTACCCGGCTGCTGCTGCGGCCCTGTCTGCCGCCAACCAAGCGGTCTCGTTCGCGGTACTGACTCTCTCTGAAGTCGCCGAGCAATACGACGGCCTCTGAGGCCCCAACATGGACCATATCGCATGCAACATAACGATGACGGCACTCGGGGCGGCGTTGTCCGCCTCGATAGGACTCAACGCTCTGCTCGCGCGCAAGGTCACTCAGCAGGGCGCCATGTTGACGAAACTAGCGGCTGCAGGCGCCTTACTCAACGAGAAGTTGATCGAGAAGCTTTCAATCCAGAATACGAAGTCACCGCAGAGTCCCTCGTCGGCCTCCTTCCCGACGCCGTGATTACTCATCTGACCGTGGACGACGTCTGCCGCAAGACGTTGTTTCTGGCTAACCTCGTCGGGAGCCCGTATGTCCACGTCCACTAAGAGGCTTCTCCTGAAGACAACGGGTGTTGTGGTCCCGCTGCTCGTTGCCCTGGCTGGTGTCATGTACGGAGACATCTCGCCAACCATTCGTACGATCTGTGAAGCGGTGCTGCCACCAGGCACGCTGGTTCACGAGGTGGACGCCGGTGCCGCTCGGTAACACTTCGCTCGATGCGCTCGGGACTGCTCATCCCGATCTGCAGCGACTCATCAAGCTCGTCAGCCAGTACGTGGATGCCGGCGCGCTGAAGTACGCTGGCATTGTCGATATCGCCGTGCTCTGTGGCTACCGCGACCAGGCTGCCCAAGAGAAGGCGTTCAAGGACAAGGCCAGCAAGCTTCAATGGCCCAAGTCCAAGCACAACCGCATGCCCTCCGATGCGGTCGATGTCGTGGTGTACCCAGTCGACTACAAGGACAAGGCCTATGCCGGCAAGATGGCCGTGCTACACGCCTTCATCTGCGGTGTTGCTGCTCGGATCGGAGTCGAGCTGTTCAACATCGACTGGGACATGCCGCACATCCAGAGGAACGTACCCTAGAAGCTTACCAACTACCCGGTTTGCGGCACTCTTGCAGCCCGAACAGGTCGCTAGGTTGCGGTCCATGACCGACACCCATCGGTGACCGGGGCCCCAGTTGCACGGAAGCCCATGCACGTTGCCGCATAGAACATTGCCGAAGAGCAGCACGTGCACCGTGGGACTCATCCGCGCCTTCCCTCGCTGCAGTCCATCTTGTGGTACGGCAGCTTCTGTTTACACTCGAAGCAGTGGCCAGGCCTCCACCCGCGCCGTATGGCTCGCTGCCAACACGGATCGCAAACTGTGACTCGCTTGGCAGGGTCTTCCACCCAATCGCCACGTTCCTTTGACTGACGCTCAGCGAGGGCCCGCATCTCTGGCGGCATCCCCGGTAGCTTGCGGTAGCAGATGTCACATCGGCCGTTCTTCTCTGTCATCCGTTGAACCTCTGCTCCAGCTCATCGGCAAGAGATCGAAGCCGGCGACAGATGGTGCCTGCCTCTCTCGGCTCGATCTGACCAGTCTTGTTGAGGACAGCCACAGTGGTGTGGTTGCCATGTCCATCCACCTTGCAGACGGACGTGAGGATCACGATTGCGGTCTTGCAATGAGGGACCAGCTCGGCCGCTGCCTGGGTGGCCAGAACCATTATGGCGTGGTCACTGCAATCAACTGATGTATTGTGGCTCATTCACCTGGCTCCATCAGCTCGACGTCGCCAAGATCCCCAAGGTCTCGGAACGTTCTGCCGTTCCACAACAACGGCATCATCAAGTAGTACCCGCCGATCATCCCAGCCGGGTGAAGAATCCCCTCGTACTCAACGGCCAAGCTGACACCGTTGGGAGAGGCCAAGAGGATGAAGCCGTCAAGCGTCCTGCCCGCACAGGCGATACGGCACCGCTCACCTGTCTTCCAGATCCTCGTTGGTTCGCTCATACCCCAGTCGAGCCGAAGCCATCCGCTCCCCGCTCGGTCTCCGATAGCGCTTCTACCTCGACCACATCCGGGTAGGCAACTGGGCAGACCACCAACTGAGCGATCCGATCGCCGTGCCGCACGGTGAAGTCACGGAAGCTCATATTGAACAGCGTGACGCCGATGGGTCCTCGGTAGCCGCTGTCGATGGTGCCCAGCGCCGACTGGACGCCGTGGTTGGTGCCCAGTCCCGACCGAGGTCTAACCTGGCCCTCCCATCCGACTTCCGGTGCGCCCGGAATATCGGACATGAAGTGAGCCGGAGGGAGCTCGATGGCGATGCCTGTGTCGATCTTCAACCGGTCGCCAGCTCGGATGACCACTGGTCCATCGGGCAGGTAGGCGTGAAGGTCTAGGCCGCTGTCTCCGGGCTTGGCTCGGCGCGGGATTGTGGCATCCGGTTGGAGCTTCTTGATGCGTAGTTCCATGGTCTGTTTTCTCGGTGTTTTTGATGGCCCCAATTGTGGGGCCCGGCCCCAGAATGCTGTCTAGGCGATGCCTAAGTATGCGATTCCTTGCCAAGGCTACCCTCAAAAACACGGTGTTTTCTAAACCCCGCTTGCTTGAGGTGCTAGCATCAGCAATGATGTGCGGGTTCGAATCCCGCCCCTCGCACGATTCCTCTGGGGCGCGGCCCCAGAATGGCCCCAGAATCAGTCCTCAGAGACCACCGTCTCAGCCGCCTCTTGGGAGGCGATGACGTAGCGATCGAGCGCGTACTTGGTGCCGGTCAGGAACTCGATTCCCGTCCGGTCCTTGCCCTGGCGGAACCACTCCGTCACCCGGGCGTGCTTGAGCCCATAGGGGGTGAACTCTTTGGCCAGGTAGTCAGGAAGCTTCGCCTTCGCCCTGGCTACGTGCTCGCGGTAGTCGTGGCTCCCGAAGATGAGCTGTCCCTTGACGGCGGGACCGGAGTGCGCCAGCGCCTTCTTGGCGAGCGGCGACAGGGGTACCTCCCGCTGCTTACCCATCTTGTCGAACTCTCCCCGGATACGAAGCTTGCCATTCGGCAACACGTCATCCCAGGTCAGGTTGTCGATGAGCCCGGGGCGCAGAGCCGTTGCAAACGAGAAAAGGAAGCGCCAGCGGACGATGAAGCCGTGCTTCTTGCTCCGCTCGTCCATTGCTTCGAGGAACATCTCGACGTGCTCTCGGTTGAGCGCGGAAGTCGGCACGTGCCGGCGCTTGGCAGCCTTGTACTTCGTCCCGCGTACCTGCTTTCCGATCTTGGGGAAGAGCGGCACGCTGGCGATGTAACCCTTCTCGTCGAGCCAGGTCAGGAACCGAAGCAGCGCGCTTCGCTCCTTCACCACCGTCGTCTTCTGAACGACAGCCAAGCGCTCTCGCTGATAGTCGCCGATGCTGGACGAGGTGATACCACCGAGGGTGTCGAAGTGTCGCTTCCAATGGCGCCCGTACGTCTCGTACGTCGAGTCCGTATCCCCATGGAGCTCAACCTCGATGTTGGCAATCCACTTTGCCACCAGCTCATCGATGTCCATCTTCGGGTGAGCAAGCTGCCCAGTGGAAGACTTCCTTACTTGCCCGCTGATGAAGTCTGCGTAGATGCGCTCCGCGATCGCCGTAGCCTCTGTACTATCTCGGCTTCGCGTGGAGATCTCTTTCCGGCCATTGTAGGTGAAGCGTACGTGAAAGATGCCGCGCTTCTCTTTGAGCTTCCAACCTTCCGCGTTTCTAGCCACTCGTCCAACTCCTCTTGCTTGAACCGATACGTGCCGCCGACTTTATACGCCGGAACGTGTGGCTTCACTCTAGCATCGAAGGTACGGATGCAACACCCGAGGTAAGCAGCTGCCTCTTTCTTGTTGAGCAGGCTCATCCAAACCACGTCCTCTCGTCCAGAATCTCTCGGTACAGCTTCTTCAGCACGTTGCGCTCGACCGGTCCGAGCCGCCAACCCTTGCTCGCAATGAAGCCAATCAGCTTCTGAGCCTCCACCCTCGTCAACGACTCATCAGCAACGCCGTGCTTCCTGAGCTGCTGCAGCTGCTTGTAGCTGACCGGCGGATCGTCGCCCACTCCGGTGTGCTTCAGGTCGATTACGGCTGCCTCGATCCCAGTCGCCTCGAATGGGTCGAAGTCGTCGTAGATGACCCGCGTCTCGCTCCGGATACTCTTGGCGATGACCTGAAGGTTCAGGTTCATCAGCTCTACCGCGAACTCCTCCGGCTCTTCTCCTTCGCTCGGCTCCACCGTGCCGAAGGTTTCCATCTCGTCATCGCTGGTGACGTCGTTTGCCGGCTCCAGGAAGGAGTCAGCGGATATCAGGTCCAGGTTCGCAGAGACGCCCACGAAGTCCAGGATCAGCATTGAGGGCTTGCTCGATCCAGCTATCGCGGCCTTTCGCAAGCCACTCGTCAACAACCCATTGAGCAAGCCTGCCAATGGCCTGGTGCCACGGCCCGCTCGTTGAGCATACGCTGGCCTGCTTCGCGTAGGGCAGCACATCCCCACGATTGAAGCCTCGGGCCAGTTGAATCCCTCCGTCGCTATCCCCACGTTGCACAGCCATCGCGCTTCTCCGTTCCGCAGCTTGTCCACCAGCTCCCGGCGCTGAGCCCCCACGATCTCCCCATCGATGTAGATGGCCGAGCCCGGCTCCCGCTCATTGAGCATCTCGGCGGTGAGCTGAGCGCTCTGGCAACCCGGGAAGAACAGGATCCCCTTCTCGCCCTGGTAGTCTTTCACCAGCGTATCGGCGATTGCCGCCGTGTTGCGCACCATCTCATCGTCTAGGTGCTTCTCGTCGAAGTCTCCTTCGCCTCCGTCCTTACGCTTTACGCGGCTGAGGTTGAGTGATTCGAGTACGACCCGCCGTCCTCGGATAGGTACCAGGTAACCTTGCTCAATCCCTTCGCGGATATCCATGCGATACGAGCAAGTCTCAAAGGGAAGTGTTTTTCCATCTGCTCGGCCATCTGTAGCAGTAAGTCCGACGACTTTTGCTCCGGGGAAGTGATCGATAACTCGACGGTAATCTTCGCCTGATGCATGGTGCGCCTCGTCAATGATGATGAGTGAGAAGTGGTTTGGCTTGAAGTGCTTGAGCCGAGTCCTGACGGACTGGATGAGGCCAACTACGATGCGCTCGCCCTCATGGTGCTCACGGCCGCGCTCGGTGCCGATCGGCTCACCAGTGATGGAGCGGAGGTCATCGCGGGCGTTCTGAAGCAGCTCTTCGAGGTGAGCCAGGACGAGAATGCGTCCCTCCCAATGCTCAGCCAGCTTGCAGAACAGAATCGTCTTGCCGAGCCCAGTGGCGAGAACGATGAGCGATGAACGGTACCTCTTCAGGTCTTGGAGACAGGCATCCGTGGCTGCCTGCTGGTAGTCACGGAGCACAACCTTCTTCTTCTCCGGAGCACTCGCCGCAACATGAGCAGCGGATACAGGCCGCAGAGGCAGACGAGGGCAATCGTCGTCCATTCCATCGAAGTAGAAGCTGAGGTCAGATTGGAACATGGGGGTAACGCGATGTCTCTAGTTGCGCGCTAGCCAGGATTCGAACCTGGGGTCACGGATTGGGTCCGTAGCTGCCATGGCGTGTCTAGCGCTGAGATTCACTCGGAGAAGCTGTCTCCGTCCGCCTTCTCTTTGGGCACGTAGTCCTGGATGTTGATCACCATCTCGTAGACCTCACCCGTGGACGAGTCCTTGTCCTTCTTGACGGTAGGTAGCGGGAGGTACTCCAAGAACAGGTTGATGCTCCCGTTCCTGTTGACGAACGCTCGCCCGATGCGATTGAAGAACGGCTTCTCCCGGCCTTCCTCATGCTTGATGTGGTATGCAATCTTCAACTTTGGTTTATCCGCCATCTCTCAACCTTCCTTCAGTAACTACCACTGAACGGCGCTACCGTTGCCGGGTGTTTGACACACGTCTCGATGATAGGGGCCCTTGCGTCGAGCTCCCTATTGTAAGCCCACGAGTAACAGAGGATGCCGACGAGAGCCACGAATCCAGTGGTCAGCAGCAGACCCCACTTGAGCTCATCACTCATTGTTTCTCCAAGAGTGGAACTCGTAGTCGCTACCACGAACCTTGAACTTCTCCAGGTCCTCGACACCTAGAGCGTTGGCAACCTTCTTCTCGTCGAGCCTCATGTTGCCTTGCCGCATTGCGCACCCATAGCGCTGGGTGCCGTCTTCACTGCGCACGTACCCGTGTTGCTGGACCCAGCTGTGACAGGACTTCCGAACGGCTTTGCCCAGGTCTTCGATCTGCTTCAAGGCTGTCAGCGCCTCACGCACATCTTTCTCAGTGGCTTGCCCGGAAAGGATTGCCTTGAACTCGCCCTCTGGCACGTTGACCAGGTGAGCTGGGCACTGCGACCGCTTCCAGCAACCTGAACAGTGTGTGCCCGTCCTGAAGGCCCCGTCACGGTCAGCGGCAGCCACCCGGATTCGAGCTCTGATGTCGGCAGCCTCGAAACCGTCAGCCTCGATGGCGTCCTTCGCAACGTGGTACTGCCCCTCGGAAGCGTCCCAGATGGAGGTCAGATACCGACTGATGCCGGTAGCCGCGCACGCTGCCAGGCCGTAGCCCTGTAGCTGCAGCGACCTTTGCCTCTCCTTCACCGCATGGATGCTCGACTTGATGTCGCAGACGATGATGAGGTCGTACTCTGGCAGCAGCCAGGCCATGTCCAGATGACCACAGATCATCACCTGCGGGTAGAGCCGCTCGATGTCGCCCTGGGGCACGTCGATTGGAACCTCAACCTTGTTGAAGTCGCTATCCACGGCAACGCGCCACTCACGGTAGGCGTTCTTGTACTGCAGCATGTGGGTGACATCGCCATGCTGGTAGCGGAACGGCATCGGCACCTTCCACTTCTGGATCTCCTCCCGGTCTGCCTCGGGAAGGTTTGCCAGTTCAGCAGGCCACACGCCGCTGTCGCAGTAGGCATGGAAGACGGTGGAGCGCGCCGACTGAGTGCTCTCCACATCGAGGCCGATCTTATCGACCTTCGGGCAGTATTCAGCGGTCGGTAGGCTGCTGATTCGTCGCATACTCTCTTCTCTCTTCTCTCAGCTTGACGAAGTAGTTCCTCGCGAAGTCCAGCACAGTCTCAGGGTCCACGTTCGATGCGGCAGCCATGACGTCAATCAGGCCATACAGGAGGTGCATCTGGCAGTGGAACAGCTCGCCATCGGACAGGAACATGCTCAGCGTGTTCATGTACTGGACGTTCATGACACACATGTCCACCGCGATAGCGGCGGCCCGCTGACTGCTCTCCTGCGGGAGCAGGTTCGGGCCACGTCTATCCGTCGGCATCTCAGAAGGGGGCGACGCCCTTGACCTCGATCAGCTTGGACAAGATCTGCCGCTTTAGCGGCGCCTTCATCTGGTCCGGGTGAGGCATGTCCTCTGGCTTGGCGTCGAAGTGCTCGGCGTAGAAGGACCGCACGTCCATCAGCTTCCAGGGCGGGTTCATCTGCTTCATGATGGCGCTCAGCACCGTATTGAGCTTCGCGTCCTCGATGCCGTCGATGGCCTTGCTCGGGTTGATGACAGTCTTCTCCTGCTTCGGCTCCGGCTTGGCTTCAGTGCTTGCGGAGGATGTCGAAGACACGGAGGGTTGCGCAGAGTCGTTGGTCTTCTGCTCTTTCGCAGGAGCAGGCTTCCTGTCCGCAGACGCCTTGTATTCCGGGCGCCGGTCCTGGTCTTTTGGGGAGCTCGCCGCCTGCTCCGTGAAGCCTTGCTCGTTCACGTCCGGCAAGTCATCGGCATCCTTGTCGCCTTCGAGCCCGAGCATCGATTGGAGCTGGTAGCGCCGGTAGTAGGTGTGGTGCTTGCCGAACTCCTGCGGGTCCTTGTGAGAAGGAAAGGAGAATGAGGAGATGACGGCAGCACCGTGCCCAGCCAGGATGGTGGTGGTCACGGCGTCATCGGCCGAGTGGAGCGGCTGCATGATGACGATGCCGTGCTTCGAGAGCGCCGGACGAACGCAGCGCATGATGGTCGCATAGTTCGCGTAGTCGAAGTGCCGGTTGCCGCTCTGGCCCTTGGCCATCTTCGGAATCGGCACGAACTCCAGTGCGGCAGCCGCGAGCTCCTCATACAGCTTCGCCGGGTTGCCTTCGATCCTCAACGTACTCACACCAATCTCAATCTGATCCATACAGCCACAATCCTTCTACTCGCGTACCCTTGTCTGTAGCGTTGGCCTTTACGTTGTTGGCCACGCTGATAACTCTGGTCGGCGCTCCGTAGATGCGTCTCGACGCCGGAACGTCCGAATTGGATAGGGCAACGAATACGCCTTTCGATGCCAATATCCGTGCTTGTGTCCTCAGGAAGACGTGCTCTCCCTCACCGAACCCGCCAGCGACGTAGTTGACGAAGCCCGTTTCAGTGTAGGGCAGGTAAGGCGGGTCGAAGTAGACGAGGTCACCAGCCTTTGCATCATGGATCGCGTCTATCCATGGCGCAACCGATAAGTCGACGTCGTGTTCCACCATGTAACGCGAACATGCATCGAGCTGCTCGACGTCGTACGAGATGCGTCTGCCGTTCTTCTCGAAGTCTTGTTTCCTCCAGGGAACGTTGAACTCGCCCTTCAGGTTCTCTCGGTACATGGAACTGAATGCAGCACGCATCACGTAGAGGAACACCGAGGGGTTATCCATCTGCTGTCTCATTGCGAGATAGAACTCCTCGCTGTTCCGATCCAGGCAGTGGCCCAACATCGCCTTGACGTGTTCTGGACGCTCCTTAACGGCTCGAAAGCAGTTGATGAGCTTGGCGTTGGTGTCGCTCAATCGGGCCTTCTGGAAGCGCCTTCGCTCTGGGTTGTTGGGGGCCCAGTGCATCCGGAAGAAGATTGCCCCTGACCCGAGGAAAGGCTCGTAGTAGGTGTTGAACGACTGTGGGAACGTCTCGATGATCTGAGACGCGCACTTCGCCTTCGAACCGGGCCAGGGTAGAAACGGGTCCATTCGTTTAAGCGCCTGGCTCTTCTTCCGAGTCAGAGACGAGTCCGAAGTCTTCGATGATGCTCGAAGCCATCTCGCCGTTGAGCAGACAGCGCAACATCTCGCCGACTGCATCCGGGTCCATGAACTCGTCTCCCTCCAACGCCGCGAGATGGTCGGCCAACTTCTCCATCTCGCACTTCAGCCCCTCAAGCTCTAGTTTTTCCGGCATAGTGCGTCCCTTTCTTTTTCACATCCCAAAACAGTTCGGTTAGCTCTTTTCGGTGGGCTTCGGATATCTCCCACCAGGCCAGCATGTCTTGGCGATGACGCTGGGTAGCGTCGATGGCCAGTACCTGATTCTTGTCAAGGTCCAGCTTGTAGGTGCTGGCTCTCTTGTTGCGCCAGCAGACGACCACCATGGGCTTGCTGCCGTGGCGGAGAACCTCAATCAATTCGCAATCGAGGATGTGCCCCGTGTACTTCCGAACCAGATTGACGGTGTCGCCGAGCTGCATTATGTTCTGTTTTGCACCTGGTGAGGGGGCTCGTTCTGTCCGAACGGCTTCCAAGGGAACCGCGTCCGCCTCCCAACCTTCGGTTGGTCGGGTCTCACGGCTTCCGATCCAGAGGCTGAGGTGGGTCAATGGGGCATCTGATGGTAACGCGATTCTTTTAGGTGCCTTCGGCGCTCATCTCGTCCTTACCCCCGGAACGGAGGGGGGCAGGATCAAGGGATACCTTCACCCCGTATCTCCCTGCCTCTCTCCTTCCACCTGTGTGGCATGACTACTAGCGATCGACCGGAGATAGAGAAGGCATCCTTCGAGGAGCTTCAGGCCCTTGCCACCAAGCTGGAGCTCCAGTTGACTACAATGGGTGAGCTGCGAGTTCGCTCAACCCGAGCGGCCGCCCTCATTGTTCAAGCCGTTGCCGCAGCAGCCGCGAAGGCCTGGAGTGAGAGCCGATGAACTGGTGGGAAGGCTTGACGTGGCCCCAGGCCGCCGTGCTCATCACGGCTCTTCTTCTGATGGGTTACTGCTGGAGTGGTCTCCAGCCTCATGGTGCTCCACCAACTGCCCCTTCAGGTCATACACCTTGACCTCGTGACCACGGTCCATAGCCTGCCTGATGCAATCTCTCGTTCCCTTTGCGATCCCATACGGGAAGGCCAGTACGAGAGTGCCAGGGTAAGCTGCTAGCATCTGCCCATTGCGTTCGTGCCCAACCATCGGGTCGTAGCCACGAAAAGCGCGAGCCTCCGGCTTGCCACCAGTCTTCCACTTCGCCGGGAAGCCGTGGAACTGACGCTCGTTAGCTAGAGCCCACTGCTGGGCGTACTGGTCAGCTCCCCGCGCGTTGCCGTGAATCACGAGCTCCGGGTCGTGCTGGAAGAGCACGTGGGCGATCATCGACTGGCTGGGCCAGATGCGCGAGCCCGTCACAATCACCTTGTCGAGCTTTGCCATCACCTCACCTGAACCATCGCAACCGGTAGAATCGTATCAGTAGGTACCTGCCTCGGTGTGGTGCCCGCCTTCCTGAACTTGCGCTTGCAGTCGGGGCAGTTCTCCGTCCAAGGCTTCTTACCATCGGGCGTCAGGAGCAACGTCTTCCGCGCGATGTTGCACGTGCACTCCCACACCTCAGCCATCACGCAGTCCCGTCAACATCAGGTTGCTCTCTCGGCTGCATCAAGCCATCGACTTCGCGCCTGCGAATCATGGCAGCCACGTTCTCCAGGTAGTCGGCGAGAGCTACCATCACGTCTCGGTCGAGCCCCGTCTGGTCGAAGTCTGGGCTGTACTGCCAGTCTGAGACGAAGTTGAAGCCGGGCGACTCGCCGTCAATAAAGCACAAGAGCCCAATCGAGCCTCCCATGATGAGCGGGGAGCTATTCATACGGACCAGCCGCTCCGTGGCTAAGCCCATTGCTGCTTCTATTGCGTCCTTCGAATTGATCGATACCACCCTCATGATGACTCTCCGTAATGTGTGCTGGTAAAGGAAGGCCCCCGACTGGCGTCAACAAGCCGGGGGCCTTGGTCAATCAGCGGGCTAGGCGGCATATAGCCGGTACCTTGGCGCCCGCGTTATAGCTGGTCCGTTCTACTGTACGGTTCCCAGACAGGTCTCACTCACAGCGGAGACTCACTGTTGCCGCACACTCACCAGAGATTCCCGGTTACCCGTCGAGAAGTTGAAGAGTGCTAGGTTAGGAGGGGCCCCCATCGGACGGAGGGGGGGGACGCCATCGACAGGGGCCCCAAGTTTGGGTAGTTGGTGGGTCTTAGCCTCTGGCCACTTCGCGCCTACTGCCAGCTTGCCGACACGAGGTTCCACGAGGGGAGCGTGTGACGGGTTGCCTTTTCGACGACTTACATTCGTCCTTCTACAGAGGGTCGACCCGTGAATTACTCGGCCGCCGCCTGGACCGCTTCGATGTACTCCGGGCCGTTCTCGGCGATCAGGGCCAGAGCCTTCGGCGAGCACACCCGCAGGAACTTCCGCTGACGCTCACGGTTGGTGTCGATGTACTCGATCGCCTTTGCCGCCTGCTTGAACGGCTTGTCTGCCAGGGCGGCGAGCACCTTCATGGGGCTTCGATCGAAGGTCGCCCTTGGCGCACCGGTGTCACCTTCGCCCACTGCCTCACCGAAACCGGATTCGTCACCACTCATTGTCGTATCTCCTTGGAACCTTTTCGCGGCTCCGTGTTCCGGCGCCGTCTGATGCTCTACTTGTAGCTATCCGGAGCTCTGTCGTCAACCGATATCCGTAGCTCACGGATATCTTTTATCCGTGGTACTTGTGGCGGAAGCGGTCGAGCCGCTCGGACACGTCGCCGAACAGAGTGCCAATGGCAACATCCACGGTCAGCACGGCATCATCGAAGTAGCCGGTTAGGGACTCGGTGATCTCGGTCTCCGGGTAGCCCAGCGCTGCATAGTCGGCCTCATCGGCTCGAATGGCCTCTATCTTGGCGGCCCGCTCCTCCATGGTGAGCTCCAGCCCATCGGCGTAGCCGGTGCCGTTGCAGGCCTCGCAGGGCGCCCCGTCGAGAGCCACGGTGCCATCCCCAAAGCACCGTTCGCAGATCTCCTGGCACCAGGCGCAGCGCCCCTCACCGCCGCACGTGCATCGCCCGGTGCCGTGGATGCCGTCGAGGTCCTCGAAGGTAGCTGGACGGCTACCGGCCTTCAGCCGCTCAAAAGCGGCCAGCGTCTCCGGATCGGTGATCTCCTCCCGATGGTACGGCGTGACGAAGAACACCTTATTCTTCTCCGGGATGTCTTCCGCCGCAGCCGACCCGAGCTTCGCTCGCGTCTGGGCGGTTTCGTCGAACACGGTCAGTTGGCGAGCCCCCGCACGGTCAAAGCAGGCAATCACGTCATCACAGAGCCAGCCGGCGTGGTGGCTCGCGTGAATCCCCTCGGTTGCCCCGCAGGCCGCGCACGCTGGCTTTTGATCGGCTGGCTCCACACTCCACCTCTATGTTCAGAACGGCATGTCGTCGGTGGGCGCCGGAGCTGGTGGCGGCTCGGTCGGCAATGGACCGTCATCCTGGGCCCGCTCTGACTGCTTGGCGACGTATGACTCCAGCCTGCCGAGAATCATAGAAGCGGCACTGAGCGCGCCTGCAGCGACCGTCAGGTACCCCTCGACCGCCCCAAAGCGATGAACGGGCAGGCCGGGATCGTCCAGGTTGCGCGCAACGTCAATCAGCTGGGCTTGTCGACGTTCAATCACCTCTACCATCTTGTTGATCTCGCCGATCGTCTCGTGGACTACCGCGAACGGCTCCGGGACGTCGTCCATCACGTCGAACAGCTTGTTCAGAATCTTTGCCGAGCGCTTCTCGCGCTCGGATCCCGTGCTCAGTACCTCCATGAGCCTGGCCTTGGCCTTCTCTCGCCCCTCTTTCGTCGACATGTCGAAACCTTCCGCGTCCATCTTCTTGTTCCCGAAAAACATGCGTCCGGTCCTCCTCAGTTGGGTCGCTTGCCGCCCGTCATGGTTGCGATGAGCCTCTCGACCGCCAGCCTTGTCTCCTCTTTCTGTGGGGTGCCAGTGGCGCGCTTCGCCGCCCTGCAGGCCGAGCAGTGCCCGCAGCCCATCTTCGAGTGGATTGTGTCCTTGACGTTCTTCGGCATGCCCTCGATGATGCCCACGAAGTCCTTCACCAACAGCTCAAGCCCGATGACGAGATGATTCAGCTCGGTGAACGGCAAGCCGGTCACCTCCATAACCTGCTCAACAACTTCATTCGCCATCACGGATCGGATCACGTTGACGATGACGTTCATCCGGTGGCCGTAGTCTGGCAGGTCGCCTAGCTGCGACTCAATGGCCATGCATACGGCCTCGGATTGCTCGTTCCACCCTCGATCGCTTTCTGGTTCTGGCACTGATCCCTCCTAGTTACTTCTCGTAGTAGTGTCGCAGCGACTTGCGCTGGGTGAAGATAATCTCCCTGGCTCCCTTGGTGCACAGGTCCAGCACCCTGACGATCTGGTCTTCCAGCGCCGCAATGCGCTCCATGGCGTAGGTAGCTCGGTGAGCATCGCTCGGAGCCGAATCCAACATCTCCTTCACGCTCCTTTTACCTCTTCCATCGTTGACTCCCTTCGGCGTCCGGTCCCTCCTGGGCACCACGATCGCCGATTCGCCTGGGACGTTGCTGGTGGTCGTGCCGAAGGTATCGGCGTCGTCATCGGGCAACCTGACAGGTGAGACCAGGTTTCGCTCAGTGATGGGCTTGCGTCGCGCAACGCCGGCTCCAACAGGTTCGTATCGAGCAGTGGTGGTCTTCTTGTTGCTGGCCATGGGGTAACTCCTTAGCGGCTGTCTTAGCTCCAGCCAAGGATATAGTTTATCCACAACCAGTTGGCGCGCAACAACGGTCGACAAGATTCGCCTAGTTGTTACACCTTGGTACGCTACCTAAACCCCGCCAGTTCTTTTGGGCCGTTCCAGAGCTCCTCACTGGCACGGATCACCTCCTGGGCATACTTCGCTTGTGCCCCGCTAGGTGTTCTCACAGGCGCCATATCGGCGGTCGACTCATCCCCATCATCCGCCCACCAACAGAGGCCATCCTCTGGGGTCACCACAACCGCGTTGCGATCGGTGGAGCCGCCCTTCAGCCTCTGGCGCCTGCCATCGGCAAACACCGTGTCGTCTGCCTCACGCAGCGTTCGGCACAATGGACCGTAGCCGCGGATCACCCCATAAGAGCCATAGTAATAGCTCATCCCTTACCCTCTCGTCGCTTGGTTAACTGGAGCCCGCTACCCTACGGGCCCCTGGTTGTTTACCGACTCAAAGAGACAGCGCCGCAAGGCGCCGCCTTATCTCCTCCAGGCAGCCCACAACCTCATCGAGCAGGCTGCCGATAGACTTCACCCCGTAGTTTCGCGGCGTGTTCTTTCGTTGCGCGATCGGTGTTCTCGTGGCGCTTGCCTCGATGGACCGCGCTTTTTTGCGCTTCTTCTTCTTGCTGCGTATCTGCTTCCCCTGTTTGGCGATCGTCGCCATGAACTTGGCTCTTCTCTCCGGTGTCCAAGGGGGCTTATTCCCTTTGCTCTTCTTCTTGGGCGCCATCGTTTCAGCTGGCTCCGACGGGTCCGGAGTCAGACGTGCGGTGGGTGGCGGATCCGTGGGCAGCGGGACGCTCCTTATCTGCCTCACGAGGCTGAGCCCAGTCTCCGGATCGGTCGTCCGCCGCTTGACTACCATCACCTCTGGTTTCGGGGGCTCCAGGCCTGCGAATGGTCTGTGGGTGAGTGGACGTGACATGCATCAAGGTAACCTTCCCAGGGGCGACCTGTGTTCACGCCCCTAGCAGCGAGGCTTACCATCCGACCACATTGCCACGCAAGATTCCCTATTCCTCTTTGATACGTTTCATGCCACCGTGTCGCACATGAGGGACCACCATCTCGTCGACTACGAGCTAGAGGTGTTGCTCGCGATCGCTGGCAAGCGGCCGCCGATGCGTTTGGGCGCAGCATTCAGGCAAGCGCTCGAAGTGCTCGTGAGGTTCGGCTACGCCAAGCTCGACTTGGACGGACACTACCGGCTCACGCCCGAAGGCATCGAGATCAGGGATTCCATTACGGAATGCACTAATACATGACGTTATCCGTGAGGTCAAGGATAATGCGTTCCTCTAGCTCGATGTCTCGCGCTAGCTCCAGCAACAACGCGACATCTCGTGGCACGTCTCGCCGCCTGGCTCGGTACTCGAAGCCGTCCACCCGCCGCCGATACTGATCGAAGTCGAATCGAGCCAGCACCCACCACCACCCATCCCCCGAGCGTCACCCAAACGCTACGGGTGTGGCAACATGTCAGACGCGAAACGCGACTGCAATACTGAAACGACACAGGGGCGCAACCTGTAGGTAGCACCCCTGGGGTGATGGATCACCGGTCAGTCCGAGCTTGACCCGCTACCAGTAAGCGTGATCTGCCACTCGCTGCCGTCGTCTTCGGTGCCCCAATACGTGTGCTCGGTGTTGGACGTGCCATCACAGTCGCGCACCAGGATCTCCTCCAGTGCTTCGCTGTAGTCCAGCGATACCGTGCGGTTCTCGCGCACACTGGTTCGGATCGCTTGGGCGATAGTCTCTTCTGCACCGGGGCCGATGTCGGTGTTGTAGCTCGGATGGTTTATATGAGTCATTGTGGACCCTTTCTCTGGTCTAGCGCCGCCCTGACTTCAGGCTGGTGCATGTAGTAGGCGATCGTTGGACGGACAGACTCGGTTGCCCAGCATCTGAGGCATACCCCGATGACCGGACATCCGCCAACCCTGGCTACCCTCCAACCGGGGCAATCGGGCTGGCATTGAGCGGTAGGCTTGATCACTGGTCAGACTCGATGGCGGCAAGCTCGAATCGGTCGTATTGCTCGCCCAGCAACGCCCGCATAGCGCTGGACGTCTCCCGACACGCGATATAGATGCGCTCCGCTTTCCGCGAATCGGCGTCATACCCAAACTCGGACGCGAACGACTCGAAGTCGTTGTGTTCGAATCCCGCGCGGGCATCGGAAAGCAGGCAGGCAACGACCCGGCCAACAGTGGGCAGGCCGTCAATACCCGTTCCCTGTCGATAGGTCGCCTTGTGGATCTGGTCACCACGCATGAGGGTAACCTCATAAGCGTAGTGTTCCCAGCCCGTATCGTCGCGCTTCATTCCGAGCGACGACAGATCGAATGTCAGATACTCGGCGCACATGCGGTCAAACTCTGCTGCGTTCATTGGGTAATCTCCTATCGTTGGCAACCAGCACGGCACGCTACCACTAGTGGCGTGCCGAGTGATGGTCAACGGGCAATGAGCCAGCTATTGACCCTGCAACACTTGAACGGGTCGTCGTCGTGCCCGAAGTAATCCCTATGGTGGGCGCTATACTCGCCGTGACACTTCGGGCAATAGATCGTGTGCGTCTCCTGGGTAGCTTTCAGCCTGTGTAAGTCGCGCGGTGTGACGGCTCGCCCCGGCCGTGGTAGCGACGGGCCGTCGCCGCGAGACGAGGGACGCATGTTGATATACATGCCTTCTCCCAGGCCACGGCCGATATACACCCGACCTTCGATTGTGCACCGGTAGCAGGTGAGCTCTGTTCGAAACGCCCGAGCCTTGCCCCTTACTTCGAGCTTGGCAACCTTCGTTCCGGGCCAGCTGGTGAGCCACAGGCCGTCAGCGAGCTTGCTCACATACAGCGTTGGCAACGGCTCGCCACGGCGCGCTGCGATGCGACAGAGTATGACCTCACACCGGCCGAGATAGCGGTTCAGCCGTTCCTCGCTGGCGCCGCGTTGCTTCCAGTGGCGCTTGCGCTCCGTTATGTGGTCAACCAGCAGGGCGGCCGTGAGAGACTTACTTTCGGGCATGGCGGGCATTCTTTCCAAAGCGAGCGACAATCGCTTTCTCGATTCGCTCTAACAGGAGGATAGGCGCAGCGATGATGCAGACGACGCAATAGAGCGCCCCATACACTACCATCGCAGCGGCCCAGAGTAGGAGCAAGGCGATCGGCGTACCGACGACCGCCACGATCAGCATTGCGGCCAGTTCAATCATCACTCGGCCTCCGGACACTCGCCCCGCTCGACGGAGATCTCGCAGTACTGCGCTCCCATCTCGGCTGGCTTGCGAAAGTAGTAGATACCATCGGCCTTGAGCGCGGCCTTGGCTTTGGCAAGCTCGCGCTTGGAAAGCTGGTTCGAGAACACGAACAACACACACTCGATTGCATCGGCCTGCGTTGCAGCCGTTCCCTGGTTATCATACAGGCAACCGGACATGCCCGATCCCCAAACGTAGTGCGAAGCTTCGTGCACCTCGACTGTGTGGTATCCCTCGGGATCGATCCAGACGTCGACCGGCACGGACAGCGTCCCGCATGTGTTCGTCTCCTGGATCTTGTCTAGGACAGTTTCCGCCGTTAGATGTTCAGGCTTGCAGCCGAACACTTCCTTAGCCAAGTGGCGCCAAGCTCGCTTGTCTTTCTCTGCCATGAGACAGATAGCGCTGTAGACGCTGTAGGGTTGACCATCGGCGTTCAGTGCAAGGTCGCGGCGATCGTACGGCTCACCTTCGGCAAAGTAGAATTCGGGCGAGAACGACAGTTCAAAGGACATGGGTAACCTCTGGTTGATGGGTAACAGCTAGCGAGCAATGTGCGGAGCGCTCTTGCGAGCGCTCCGAGCAACGGTCGTTAGCTATCGCTAGACAGGATGCGACCTAACCCGTAGTTCCGGGCGGACGTGCCGATCGCATTGACGGGACGATCCATCCGGTCTTCATACTCGGCGCTATCGGTGGCGAGTAACCTCGACTCCCGTTTAGCGGCGCGTAGGAGCGCCCAACTGTTGCCGCTCGCCTCTTGCCATAGCGGCGCATAAGCACCGTAGCTGGAAAGCGCCTCGACCTTAACCCAGTTGTGAGCTTCCGGCGGCGTCTCGGACAGAAGCTCATTGCCGCACGTGGACCGCATAGCTTGCTCTAGTTGTGGGTTATCGATCGTCACCTCCTGAAGATCGCAATGATAGCCGGTTGCGCCGTCGCCCCAATCCTCGCAATTCTCGAAGCGGATGACGTGGTAGCGCGTTCCCTCGATGTGGCGTGCCCAGCGTCCGCCGTGGCCTTGCCAATCAACGTCCGAGCCGATATCGATCCAGGCCTTGCCCAACGGACCGTAGTCCTTTCGACGGGCATTGGCTTGTGCACGGGCGTGGTTTGCAATGTCGTTCTGATCCATGGGTAACCTCTGGTTGCTGGTGTTCAGGCTCGCTAGCGCCGTACACTACGGCGCTAGCTGGCCCGGACGCTAGCGGCTCAGATCCATTCGAAACCTAGCACTCCGAGCACATCCGAGCACCAGCGGCCAGCCTGCTCCGATGGGCAATCGTCCGAGCCGTCGCAATCACCAGCCCCGGGGCAATCGCTTGCATGCTCGCCCTCATTCCACGTGGCCAGCTGCGTTTCCAGCTGACGCCAAAGCTCGCTGGCGTTCAGCGCGTCGAATCCAACGAACGGATCGTTACCGAATTCAAACTTGCCGGTATCGGCGCAGACGGCGTCGAACGCCCGATCGAAGTCTTCCCTGGTAGGCATGACGGCAAAGCTCATGCTGGTGTGTGCCATAGAGGGCGAGCCATGCTCGTGATACTCGCGAGCATAGGAGGCGATCGCGTCGTCCGTTGGGCTATCGTAGCCCTGCAACGCTTGCCCAGTGTAGGCATCGATATCGTTGCGCCGAGCAAGCTCGCAGATACGGGCCCAAAGCTTGCCAGCGTCCGCGATCAGATTGCTGATACTGGAAAGCTCGCTGGTGCCGAACGCTTTGCGAGCCATGCTGAGTGCACGGCGCATTGCGACGCTACGGCTGACGCCGCTAACGCAAGCTTCAAAACCGTTGATAGACCCGCCAGCAGCGAGCAAGGCATAATGGCAAGCGTCCTGAACAATGTGGCGATCGATGGTCATTGGGGTAACTCCGGGTGAGACGTTGACGGGAATCGTTGCTGGCCCGCTAGGCAGGCCAGCTGCGACGCTCGTTAGCGGCTGACCTCCGTGCAAACCTTGCCCATGATCACCACGGTGCGCCCCTTGGAATCGGTCTCGACACGAGTCGAGCCCTTGGCATAGGTGCAGACGAGCTGACGTTCGGCCACGATGCGATCGGCCGTGGTCTTGTAGACCTTGCCGTGGTGCAGCGTCTCGGCGGACGCGGCAGACGAGACGAGGGCGAGTGAGATGATGATGCGTGCGAACATGGGTGACTCCTATGACTCTGGGTAATGACGGTGGGCGCAGCTGTGCTTAGACGGCGGGACGAGCGGCGCGAACGGCGTACCGTATGGCGAGGGTCATGCGAGCCTCGATGAGGGCTCGCTCGGCGGGACAGCTGGTGGCGTTTGCGAGGCGAGAGAACCAGACGGCCTTAGAACGTAGAACGACGGCTGACATGATGACTCCTATGGGATGGACCGGGCTGTAGCGCCCGCAGCGAGCCGCAAGTCGCCGTGGCGATCGCACCTAGGACGGTGCGAGACCACGCCAGCTGACGGCGCGCTACGGAAGCTCAGAAGTCCGAAACGACCCGTTGGGCGCCAGCGAACAGCAGATCTCGGTTGCGGTCTGCGCGGCTGTTGACGCCCTCGATGCGGTCCTGCAACAGCTGCGAGAAGCCAGCGTCTAGAGCGCGCTCACAATCGGTGCGGCGCTGAGCTGCAACGTAGCCGGCGACAGACGACAGGTGGTCGACATAGTCCGAGCGGCGCGAGAGCTCTTCACAGAGGCGACGGGCAACAGACCAACGGCCTTGCATGAGCGCAGAGTGAGCAGCGGACCAGAGCTCTGGAGTGGCGGTTGTGGCGGCGGTAAACATGTGGCTGGCTCCGGGGGCAACGCAGCGAGCTCAATTGCCCGCTGGCAAGTACAGCCTAGCTCAGCGCAATTCCCGATGTGGGACGATCGAGCTCACCGATAGCGCTTTCCGTAGTCAATTAGGTACGCTCCGGATATCGCCGGTGGCATGACCAATGACTGTGCCAGCTATATCCCTTATCCCAGCCGCTAACCGTAGGAGCCGTGTTACTGGCCTGCTAGCCGCAAACCCAGGGGGCGGGCGGATAGCGCTACGGATAGCGTCTCGTAACGGGAGACTTCTGCTCCGATGCGAGGCGGTTTCGGCTCGGTCTGGAGCAGAGCCGTTATCCAGACGCTACGGATAGCAGGTTGCGGGCTGGCGTTTCCCGAAGCCGGTGCCTAGGGTACAGGAGGGATTGGGGGTACGCAAGTCCCTGGGATCACCCCAGAGCGAATTACATAAGCATCCGGTTAGAGTCATGGATATCGGCTATCCCGAGCTTGGGAACCTTCTTCCCAATCTCGTGATATATCAAGCCGTTAGCAGCTGCCTGAAGCTTCCTTCCTCTCCTGGGGTGAAGCCAGAGGGAGCTGCTGGAGGGCCCTAGTAGCAGACAGGAAGCACGCTGGTGGACGAAAGGAGCATCCCCTCATCAGGTGCCCTCCGTGGACGGTCCGATATAAAAGCGGCGATTAGCCGCATCCATCTGGCTTTGCCCGCTGGAAGTGGTTAATCTCCCGGAGGCGAGCCGGCTTACCCCCTCGGGGGTGTTTTCTGGTGGCTGCCGGCGGGCCTCGGGGGTTTCAGGGGGGCCGTCTATGCGCGTACCAGAAAACTAGCAAAAACTGCACGAAAAAAAGACGTCGGTCAGCGAGTATAACTTCCCTGCTGCACGGGTTCACGGATCTTAGAATTGCGGAGGGTAATCCAAGTTTAGGTGGCGGAAAGACCACCCTTTGATTGCCCAATACATTGCGCCGTATCCAACGCCGTACTTCTTCGCCAAGTCTGTGCAGCTAACTGTTGGGGCTAGCTTCCGGGCCTCGATAACGTCTACGTCGCTCATCCTACGTCTGATTGGCTTTCTCCCGACGTACTTTGCTGGGTACTCCTTCGGTGGCGGCGGGACGTACCCAGAGATAGCTAGCCTTTGGTGGTGGTCTTTGAGGCTCTTATTGAGCTTTCTGCGACCAGCGCGCTGGCCTTGAGCTCCAGGGCTTCCACTCGCCTCTTCTCTACGCGCATCTCGTATTCCATCTGCATCCTCTGCTGTGGAGTCAATGACTTCTTCGGTAACTTGCCGCGCCTCTTCCGCCCGCGTCGGTACTTCTGGAAGGCTCTCTCCGGGGTGAGGCTCTTCTCGTACGCGGCATAGAACTTGTCCCACTCGCTGAACTGATCGTTCATCACCGTTGTCCTTGCGGATAGCCATTATCCATGGCATTATAGCTGGCGTAAACGGTGCTGACGAAGAAAACGCAGCCCTTGCCTAGCGCGGATTACGCCAATGATTCGCCCCGCTTGCTCAACGCTAAACGGGACACTCTCCCCTTCTCGACCCAGGCTGCCCAGGCTCCATCGCTCGATGCACAGCTCACGGCAGACTTCTTCCACCTTGCGCGTCGTGGTGCCGAGAAACCTAGCGAGGTGCGCTGGGTAGATGCCGACAGGCCTCGACGTCCTGTGATTCACAACGCCTTCTTCGTCCCTGGCAAGGTGCCGAGCCTCAACGAGCTGCTCGATGCCCGCGGTCGCAGCGCACCGCGCGTCGCTTCAATCATCATGAAGCATCTGCCGAAAAAAGGCAAAGCTCCCAGCGTCCGTTTCGACGCCTACAACGAGATCAAACAGGACTGGAAGGTAAGAACGATCGGCGCCATAGGCGCTCCTTTCGTCCGGGTGAAGAAAGCCTACTTCGGATACCTCGTCATAGAGAACGAGATGAGGCGTGACCCTTCCAACATCTGCGCTTCAGCAATCAAGTTCATAGAAGATGGTATCGTCGAAGCCGGTGTGATGCCAAACGATGGATGGGACAACGTCTTGGGGATACGTGTTCACTGGGTCCATCGCAGGAAACATCGCCCCGGAATCTACGTCATCATGTCCGACGTCAAGCTGACCGAGGAACAGCTCGAATCCGAGTATGAGGATGCTCACTTCCTTGCAACCGTCTGAAGAAGTCGACCATCCGAGCCACTACACGACCCATCCGAGCGGGGTTGAGTGCATCGAGATAGCCGAGCACATGAGTTTCAACCTCGGGAACGCCATCAAGTACACGTGGCGAGCAGGCCTGAAGACGCCGGACGCTATCAAGGACCTCAAAAAGGCTGCCTGGTACGTCAATCGCGAGATTCAGCGGCTGGAGAAGCTCCATGGGAAAGAGCAACACACAGAAAAACCAGGAGAAGCTGGTAAAACAGCAGGTAACGGAGCTCGCCAAGCTCACCGATGAGCTTCCGCGGGACCTCTTACGGGCTGCCGAAGACCGAGTTCTCAAGCAATCGCTCGATGTACTCGAAGGAGTCATCGGTTTTGCCGAACTTGGCTTCGATGAGAAGGGCCAGGTCGACGAAAACCAGCTTCCCTTTGAGTGGCTGGAGCTCTCAGAGGCCGAACGCAAGCGGCGAGTCCGCCTGGCTCGCTTCGGCATGATGAATACAGCCGATATCCCGCACGGAGCCAAGATGGCCCATGCCGCAGCGGTCGGAATCATCAAGTCGAGAGCCCAGGAGAAGGGCGGAACTCGCATTCTGAACCTGGAGATCTCGACCTTCCCTATGCCGGCTCCTCTCGAACAACAACCGGATGCGATTGATGCCGACTTCGAAGTCATCGACGTCGAGTGAGGACTACAAGGCCATGCTCGATGAGCTGCTGGCCGTCATCCACCGCGACGGTGGGCAGTACACCGTGCTTGCAGGGTATGCTGTCAGCGTAGAGGACGCGAAGAAGCTTCATCTGGAGATGCGTCGTCAAAGAAACGCCCTTCAGGAGCGGATAAGGCACCTGGTCAGCGAATGAGCAACCCACCACCCAGGCTCGGAACTGTTCTTCGTCACGCCCAGACCGGCGACCTCGCAAAGGTTGTGCTGCATGAGGGCAAGATGGCCATCAAGCCCGACCTCCCGGGCTCTCCCGTCTTCTACCCCATCTCCCGTCACCACGAGTTCAAGGTAGAAGACCACCCCACCAAGCTGCCTCCAGGTAGCTACGCTCGCGTTGCCTACGACGCTTACCGAGCGCTCTGTGAGATCCATCCAGAGTTCAAGCGCCAGCCCGAGTGGAACAGCCTTCACCCCAATGTGAAGGCCTCTTGGATCGAGCGCCGCTTCAAGTTCGATAACGTGCTCCAGCTGGAGCTCACCAACCTCATCATCGACTTCTTGGATAGCAAGACATGAGACATCCCGAGTGGGTGCCGGTCAGCCCAGACGGGAAAGATTGGAAGTTCTTTTCGTACAAGGGTCGCTTCCTCGGCGTGATTATAAAGGTCGGCAACAAGTGGCTTGCGCACAAGTTCTGCTGCAATGTCGTCAGGACTTACGATCGCATGCATTCGGCTTCTTCCTACGTTGAGACGACCCTCAGCTGCGGTGATTGTCTATGGCCAGTGGTGTCAGGGTAGAGCTTGCCAACCCTAACCAGTATGCCTCTCCCAAGGAGTACATCGAGAAGCATCTGGCTCCGGTTGTTGCCGAGATCCATCGCATCACCAACGAGCTTACGGCGCCCGGCTCTACGTCAGCCGAAGAGTGGGGAGCCGACATGGTTCCGAGCAACCCCACTGTTGGCGCCTTTGCTCCTCTGGATAAACGCCTCGACGAGTCGCCCAAGCATGTCGTCTTCGACGGCTCTACTTACCAGTCGATTCCGAAGGAGCTCCTACGTCAGAAGCTGCTGAAGGTTCAGCTCACCGCACTCGTCTACGTCAAAGGTGAGGGTGATGTGCTCTTTCGCCTAGTCCGCGACGACGGAGCGGTCGTGGCGAACAGTCACATCAACTCGTCTTCCACAGAGCCCGAGTTGATCTCGCGAACTCTGCCTTTTGGTGATGCTCCGAATAGTGTTGCGCCGAAGGAACATCGGTACATCATCCAAGGTAAGGGACTCGACCTGGGCGCCATTCCGGTGTGCCGGCGTTTTTCGATGTCGTTCATCTATGTATGATCTTCTTCGGCGTTGTCGCGCTTTGCCTGGGTGCGTTCATGCTGCTCTGCTGGGTCATGTGGGAAGACATGACTCGGATGTTTCGCTCGATTCGCAAGCACCATGACCGCATTAGCAAGCTCGAAGTGAACGACTACGCAAAAGACGCTCGCCTCGATGCTCACCGCAAACATCTCATCAAGATCAAGCAGGACATCCGGGAGCTCGGGAAGGATGTCGGCTGGGATGACTCCGGTCGCTCTACGCAGGTCATGGACGCCACCCAGATTAGTCAGCTTGCCAACAAGTCCAAGAAGCCGCCCGATGATGAGCCTCCACCGACTGCCGCATGACAGCCATCCCTAGAAGCGCCTGTTACACACCCTCAGTTTGGGGTGCCAAGTACCATGCAAGACGAGAAGAGGAAGTCTTTGGAGCTGGAGCTGCTGGGCCCGGGAAGGCACTTGCTCTCGATACCATCGTACCAACGCCTCTGGGCCTCCGGACACTTGGAGAGATACGAGCAGGGGATCTGGTCTTTGGAATACGTGGGGACCGAGTCCGAGTGGTGGCGGAGACGCCTATCCAGCTCGACCGACCCTGCTACGAGCTCCACATCTACAACCAAACGATAGTCGCTGACGCCGAACATGAATGGGTGACTACTGGTGACTTCCGATTCGCCAAGAAGACCACCAAAGAGATTGCGGATTCGGTCTTCGAGATCTCCATCCCAGCGGCTGGTGTTGCGGACTTTGGGGAGCCCAAACCGCTCATCGTCGACCCTTACGTGTTCGGAGTCTGCCTCATCAAAGGTCAGCCCAAGAACAGGAGCAAGTTTACCGGCTGGGACCTCGAACTCTACTCCATCCTCCAACGAGTCGGTTACACACTCGATGAGCACTCGTTTCGGGTTTCCCAGATTCGAGAGCGCCGAGACGACATTAACCGCCTTATCCCAGAATGTGGCCGTCGCATTCCTTGGGAGTACATGTCTGGGTCTTTTAATCAACGAATGGCTCTCGTTGAAGGCATCATGGACGGAGCTGGCGGCACAGGGCCAACTGTCACAGAAGCTGACCTACCTTTCCTTGCTGACTTTCTTGCTCTTTGCGCTTCAGTCGGTCTTGGTCCTCAGCTTCGCAAAGGCTATCGCAACGGACATGGACTCGGATATTACGTCCACATCCAGAGCCGACAATATGCCTGCTCACGGCGGGTCCACGGCAAGCCGCACGAACGGTACGAGAGGATCAGGTACGAGGTAAAGCGCATCCGCCGGTGCCCATCGGCGCCGGTCAAGTGCATCCAGGTTGAAGGCGGCACCTATTGCATCACGCCAGCCTATATACCGACGCACAACTCGATGGTGCTGCTCGCCGACCCTCTGGAGCAGGTCTGGGTCGAGCACCTGCGCTGTCTGCAGAACGAGAAGCTGATTCCAGCGGGCCTTCCCGACGACATCAAACAAGCCATCGTCAATAACCCGCTCCGTTGGGGCTACTCCGAAGGCTGGGCTCTTCACCTCAGGAGAACGCTCACTCGCCTGGGTGAGACCATCGAACGCGCTCATCGCATGTTCCCGCTCATCGACCCTGACGTCGACTGGAACGAGAAGAAGAGCATGTTCACGTTCTCCAGTGGCTTCAAGTATCAGTTCGGCCACTGCAAGGACAGGAACGACCACACCAACTACCTGGGGCAGCAGTACAGCTGGATTGGCTTCGATGAACTGATCGAGTTCCTGGAGCGCCAGTATCACGCCATCTGCGCACGCAAGCGGTCTGGCGACGCTGTGCTGCGCAAGATGATGAAGATTCGTTCTATGAGCAACCCGAAGCTCTCGGATGCCAAAGGCGAGAGCGTTGAAGTGGACGACCCTCTCTGGGTGAGACGCTACTTCGTCGACCCAGCCCCCGAAGGCAACAAGATCATCCGCAAGAAGGTGGTGCTGAGAGATGGCTCTGTCGAGTACGTCCGCAAGCTGTTTCTCCCGGCTACGCTCTACGATAACCCGGATAAGGAGTTCGTTCGCTCGTACGAGATTGAGCTGCGAAGTCGTCCTAAACACATCCAGGACGCATACCTCCATGGACGCTGGGACTCGGTTGTCGGTTCGTTCTTTGAGCATTCGTACAACCCCGACATCCATCGCTGTCGTCCCTTCAAGATACCTCAGAGTTGGCCCATCTTCCGCTCCATTGACTGGGGCTATGTCAGTGAGGGTTGTTTGGGGTATTACGCCTTGGACCCCAACCAAGACATCCTCTTCAAGTTTTGGGAGTGCGTCTTCAAACGGAAGAAGGTCGAACAGCTCGTAACGAGCGTTGTTAAGCCGTTTGAGCAAGCCAACAAGCTGTGGAGTCCCTTTGCCGGGTCCATGGTGTACGGGCCCGCTGACACCCAGATCTGGGAAGAAAGAGGTGAGTCCGCCCTTTCAAAATATCAAGAGTTCGTTCAGAATGGGGTTGACTGGTGCTACGCCGACAAGCGCTCGCGCGAAGACAACGCGCAGAGAGTGCATGAGCGACTCACCGCCCACGAGAACTTCAGTAGGCCGCCCAAGCTGATCTTCTTCGAGAACTGCAAGAGCTCCTATCAGGTGCTCTCTGGGATGCAGACGGACCCGAACAAGCCAACCGAGCCTCTCAAGGGTGGCTTCGATCATCCGTACGATGAGACGTCTTATGCCGTCGCGTACATCCAAGGTCGCGTCATCGATCCACCCAATTACAAGGGCCGAGTCGTCGAGCGAGACGACGATGAGCCACAAGACGCATCACGTGGTTCATTCGGTTACTGGCAAGGCTAATGGACTCACTCAACATCGAAGTTCTCCAAGATCCCGAGGAAGACCCGGGATACATCGACACCGAGAAAGAGCAGCCTCCCACTGCCGCCGATGAGGCTCCTCTCGTTGTCGACCCGAACTCCAAGAACCTCGTTATCGACCTGCAAGCTTCTGACGAAGGGACCAAGTTCCTCAAGAAGCTCGTCCAGGAGATTCACGACGAGTTCATGACAGCTTGGGACAAGAACTCGGCTTACCGCGAGAAGGTAGCCGAGCAGTGGCGCGTGCTCTTCTGCGACCTCCCGCCGAAGATGAAGCCCTTCGAGAACTGCGCCAACGCCGCCATTCCTCTCGCTCTCCAGAACGTCATTCGTCTTACCAACAAGATGACCACCGAGGTCTTCGGTGACTGGGCAGAGCCATTCAACTTCCTCCCGACTCACCCGCAGGCGGAGGTTGTTGCGCCCATCGTCAGCCAGCACTCCAACTGGCAGATTCGAGCCAAGATGAGGGGCTTCAAGCGGCAGATGAAGCGGGCAATCCTCATCTTCGCTGTCTCTGGCGATGTGGCTTGCCACAGCTACTACGATCCAGTCACCCGCAAGAACGTGCACGACGTGCTGACCTGCGATGACTACGTGACGCCCTATGCTCACGTCTCCGTCGAGCCGGACTTCTCAGACATCCCTTGGATTGCCCGCCGCTTCCCCTACTACAAGACCCGCCTGAAGCAGATGGGCAAGCGCGCCGGCTGGGCCAACGTCGATAAGGTGACTTCCTACGACGCGCCCGAGTACACCAACGGTCAGGCGGAAACCACCCTTCGAGATACCGTCGCCGAGTTCATGGGTGAAGACCCGTTTGGTCAGAAGAAGGGCGAGTACGAGATTATCCAGTACGAAGGCTGGATGGAGCTACCCGGTATCGAGGAGGAGCTCTATTGCCAGCTCATCTTCGACCTGTGCTCGAAGGTGCCGCTCAAGCTCACCGTGCATATGAAGGAGTCCTTCGAGGAGAAGGCTCGCTTCCAGATGCAGCAGCAGGAGGCTCAGCAGTATCAGCAGCAGACCATGCAGCTCCAGATGATGGAGCAGCAGAAGCAGCAGCAGGTCGACGGCCTCATCCAGCAGGCGCAGTCACTCCCACAAGACAGCTCGGAGGTTGGCGGCATTGTCCAGCAAGCACGGCAGATCAACGCACAGCAGCTTCCACCTCCGCCGCCTCCGCCGTCTTGGATGGCTGATGGCCAGATGGAGCCTGAGCCCGCTCGTAAAGACCCTATCCTCATGTTCTCGCACGGCGTCTGCCTGGAGCCTATTCTTGGCAACCTCGGCGTGGGATTGGGTCGAATTGACGGCCAGCTCAACATTGCGACCAACACTGTCTGGTCCATGTTTCTGGACGCGAGTGCTCTTGGCAACGGCAAGACGTTCATCACTGCTAGCAACGTCGACTTCGCTTCTCCATTCAAGATTGGCCCAGGTCAGATCAACAAGGCCAAGAACATCATGCCGAGCGACCTCGCAAACGGCATCATGCCCCTCGACTTCGGAGCAGCCAACCCACAGCTGATTGAGGCTGCCGACCGCTTCATGGCATTCGGAGAACAGGCGCTCGGGACGAGCGACATTCTTTCCGGGGAGCCAGGCAAGAGTGGCGAGACTGCCCGCGGCTTCCAAGGTCGAGCCGAGCAGGCCAACGCCATGATCAAGGTGCCAACGGAGTCCTTCGCTGACTTCGCCATTCAGATCATGCGGAACAACTGCAAGCTCAATGCGGTCTTCTGCCAGGAGTACGAGCTCTTCTACGTCAATCGCTACAACGAAGACCTGCAGATGCAGGGAGCAGAACTCATCCGGGTTGCCCGCGAGATGTACGACAACGAGTTCGATATCGAGCTGGTTTCTGACATGCAGTTCCGCACCCGTGCCCAGAAGGTCCAAGAGGCTGACGAGATTGTTCAGCTTCCCAATGCGATGCCGGAGATGGCCTACAACTACGCCTTCAAGTACGAGGCGTTCCGGCGGGTGCTCAATGCCCGTGGGCTCCGCAAGATGGCCCGCACGTTGCTCGGGCCGCCACCTCCTCCTCCACAGAACACCTTCGGTCTGCCTCCCGGCACGCCTGGCACTGCAATCGGCCCCGAGCAGCTGATGCAGCAGCGCGTCCAGCAGCTGGTCCAGCAGGGCATGGACCCACGCATGGCTCAGGCTCAGGTCCAGCAACAGATGGCCATGGAGCAGCAGACTCAGCAGCAGGGCCAGCAGCAACAGCAGGGCCAGCAGAAGAAGGGCCCACCACAAGCTAAGGCGGCATGAGCGACACCGATAAGATGATGGCTTTCGGCAGTTGGTTAACTCGCCGAAAGCTTGACCTCATCAATGAGCTCGCTCAGATGAGTGTCAACTGCAAGCTTCCGGAAGGCGCCATTCGGGTGAAGGGTGGCGCCGTCGAAGCCGTTCAGCATGTGCTCGAAGCTTTCACCGACTTGTACAAGGGAGACTTGAACAAGTTCATGGTTACGTACCTCGGGCAAGCTCCTGAGGAAGAAGAGGAGTCAGATGGACCTAGCGAAGGCTCTACGTGAGCACAACGACCAGGAGAGTCACTTAGTCAAGCGGCAGCTCATCGCTCGTCAGATTGCCGACAAGTTGGAGCAGAGCCTCGCTCCACGAGGCACCTATCGTATCCCGAAGCTGCTCGACGAACGACGCTTCGAGTACGGGATCCCCAACGGCTGCTTCGAGCACTATCCGCTCTTCGACAAGGTCTACCTCTGGCAGCTCAACATGACCGAGCGGGATACCTACGCCGAAGGTGGGAAGATTATCAAGCCCGAGGCCCGCATTGCTCACGACCGAGCGACGGCTGCCCGCGGCATCATCTGTTCCGCTGGACTAGCGGCTCTCGATGCGCTCCGTTCTAGCGGCTGTGACCTCGGTCACATCGTCAGGTTCAAGAAGTACGCCCCATTCGTACAGGAGGTTCAGGAGATCGATGGCCATCCGCTCACGGTGTTTACCCTCCGTGATGGTGACATGGTGTCTTCTGAAGACTTGGCGCGGGAGATTCACTCTGGCGTTGTTCGCGTCGTCAACGTCGCTACAGAGAAAGGCGGCTATGACCATCGCTTCGAACGTACGCTCGAAGACGGGTCCACTGTCACGACGGGGCTCAAGGTCGCCGCGTACTATGACCCCTCGGTTTGACAAGAACGAGTTCCAGGGGGCTTTTGGCAGACGACTGGCAGCTTGCCGAGTGAGCAAGAACTACAGCCAGGACCAGTTTGCCGCGAAGACGGGTTATCACCCGCAGACGATTAGCAACATGGAACGAGGCCTCTGCTGTCCATCGCTCGTAGCGGTGTTCTTGTTTGCAGAGGTTCTCGACATCAGCCCGAAGACTTTGCTCTTTGGTGAATAGGAGCCCGAATGGCCGACGAGATTGAGGTTAATACAGAACCAGAGAAGAAGGACGAGACCCCAGTCTCGTTCGTTGAAGATGGCAACGAGACCATCGTCACGGTGGGCAAGGAGAAGGAAGATGGCGGAGCAGCCGGGGATGACGACCGCTGGCGACAAGCCGAAGCCAACCAGCAGCGTCTTGCGTCGGACCTTGACGCCATTCGGGCGCGTCTTACTGGCAACCCTGGTGCGGCGCCGTCAGGGCCCAGCTCCGGCCCCGATCCGTGGAAGTCTCAGGAAGATGCCATCACCGCCGAAGAGCGTGCTCTAGGCATCCAGTGGGAGGCCCACAAGCAAGCTGGCACCTTCCGCAGTAACCCGAGCTTGCTCACCGAGTACGACAACAAGGCCCGTGCTCTGCAGCAGCGCCGGATTGACCTGTCCACACAGCGGGCAATCCAGACAACGATGCCGACCTTCGTTGCCGCTGCTCAGGCCCAGCACTACCGAGCGCAGTACGGTGATGTCCAGAACCACCCGCAGGCGAACATGTACGCCCGTGGCCAGTACGACATGTTGCGAGCTCAGGGCCACCCTGACTCTCCAGCGACCGTTGACCTGGCGATGAACTCGGCTCGTCAGGCTTTTGGTCTCGGCGGGCGCCGCTCGGCTCCTACCGAACGCGACCGAGATCAGCTGTCCGGCTACTCCAACACCCGAAGGACCAACGTGGAACCAAAGAGCAACGTCGTGAAGATGGGGAAGAGCGAGAAGATCATGGCGATGGCCATGTACGGCCAGGCCTTCAATGGTGACGAGAAGAAGGTCTATGCCCAATGGGCTAAAGGTCCCGGCATCCGCGCTCAGAAGGCGGCTCAGAAGGCCAGGCAAGCTAATCGCTAAGCGTTCTCGGCTTATCTATCTAGGCCATTAGTTCGGTTGTTAGGAGAGGGGGAACCCATTCAGAATGAAGGAGGCGCTCATGCAGCGCACACGAGCCATCCGGCATCGGCAGAGCCCGGATCTCAATCAGACGAAGGTCACGCCCAGGACGCGACCCACCCACGAGGCTGGTCATGATGGCCAGCTCATCGGAGCAGACCCAGGCCGCAAGTACGTGCTCGCGCCAAAGGATACACAGCATCCTATGTCGTTTGAGCTCTACCTCTCTCATGGCTACCGACTCGAAGAAGCGACGCCGGACGGCGTGCGCATCAACCTCGGTGAACCGGTTGTCGTAGGAAGCCCGCTCGGCTGGAAGGGCAACTTCCTACTGAGTTGCTCCAAGGAACGCTCGGACGAGATCTTCCTCAGTGGCCCCAACGGCATGACGGGGCAGCAGTACCAGGACAAGCTCATGCACAGGATCAAGCGAGTCAATCTCGAAGCTCCCGTGAGCGTTGCTGGTCTTCAGATGAACCATGAGGTCAGCGACCTGGTTCAGAACCCAGATCCCAGCGAAGCAGTCTTTCGCGAATAGCAGCTCATAATCCCGGTTGGGGAAAGAAGGTCAATCATGGCAGACAACCGACACGTCTACGGAATCAAGTTCTTCTCTACCCAGAGTGGTAGCGGGCGACCTGCTTGCGTGGAAGGCCTCGTCGCTTCGGCATATCAGGGCAACGTTGGCGGCGGCAACACCAACGTCGGTATCTCCATCGGTGACCCCGTGGACCTTCTTTCCACTGGATTCATGGAGCTGAGCAACGACACGGCAGCTCGGGACACCATGTTTGGCGTCGTGATGAGCATTGCCAACGCCAAGGTGGACGCCAACAACAAGGCACGACCCGCAAGCTACTTGCCCGGCGCCACGTCGTACACGCTAGAGGAGACAACGAGCAAGCTCATCGTCGCGCCGTTCTCCAGCCACTACTGGCAGATGGACTGCGATGACGCGGTCACCGCGACCACGCTGGCTGCCTATCGAGCCTTCGTTGGCGAGAACGTCGACTTCGTCTACTCGCCAGACACGACTAACTCGGACCGTCCTCGGGCGAATCCGTTGCTCGACATCTCGACTCACGCCACAACGGCTGCCCTGAACTTCAGGATCGTTGGTGTCAGCAAGACTCGTGAGAACTTCGACTTCTCTGGTCTCAACGTGAAGCTTCTCGTTCAGCTGAACCAAGGCCTCGATCCGGTGCTGAACGGCGCGACCGGCATGGCTGGCGTGTAACGACTGAGGCTTGTCAGTAGCAGGAGTCGATAGGCCTCGGCGTTGTCCGAGGACATGAGACAGACACAGCTGACAAGCCCCAACTAACCCTGACGACAGGATAGAACAACATGGCAGGCGAGGTCTTTACCGGCTCGATTGCGATGAACCTCAAGGAAACCCTTGAGGAGATCATCACAGATCAGCTCGATGGAGTCGAATCGGACTTGGATTATCCGCAGTGGATGATGAACCGTCCGATGAACGACAACTATGAGGACGACCAGGAATACTCGGGCGGCGGTCTCCTCGCAGAGACGCCGGAAGGCACCGAGATTGCTCCTCTGACAATCACGGAAGGTTACACCAAGCGGTATCAGGCTCGGAAGTTCGCGGCCAAGTACATCGTCACGGAAGAGGCGATGGACGACTCGAAGTACCCGAAGGTCATTCAGGCAGTCAAACGCCTGAAGCGAGCGGGCTTCAAGACGGCTGATATCGATTGCACGAACCTCCTGGTTCGCGCGACGAACGCCAGCTTCCCAGGCCCCGATGGTGTTGCTCTCGCCTCCACTTCTCACCCGCTCGCTGCTGGCGGGTCTTTCTCCAACATGGCAGCCACCCCGATGGCTCCCTCCACTGCCTCCTGGGGCGCTCTCATCGCCCAGCTGGACCAGCTCGTTGACCATGACGGCCTCATCCAGGGCTACAAGGCGCGGGCGGTTCTCCACCCGGTTCAGCAGCGCTCCATCTGGACCGTTCTCCTTGGCTCGAAGATGGACCCGGAAGCTGGCAACTTCACGGCCATCAACGTCATCAAGGAGTACGACAACAACATCAAGCGGGTCCAGCTCAAGTACTGGACCAACACCACGACCAACTGGGCGCTCCAGACCGACGCCGAGAACGGCTTCCAGATGCGCTGGAAGAAGAAGTTCAAGAGCAACACCTGGATCGACCACAACGCCGAGCTGATGAACTACTCGCTCAGTGGGCGCTGGGACAACGGCACCAGCGAACCTCGCTGCATCATGTTCGTCAACGCCTAAGGAGGACCGATGTCTCTTCCTCTCATTGGACAGAAGACCTTCGGTATCCGGAGCTTGTTTGGCACCTGGATTATGCCGGGTGCTCAGGTGACGTTCCTCGGTCCCGCTGGGCAATTCGACAGCTCCTTCCTGGAGAACAACCGAGTCACGACGCTCAACGCAGCCTTGGCTCGTTGCCGGTCTGGGAAGGGAGACATCGTATTCGTCTTGCCGGGCTACTCCGAGTCTGTCAGCGCTGCGGACTACGCCACCTCTCTGGTCGCCGGTACCCAGATCGTTGGCCTGGGCCCGTACATGTCGAGTGTCATGCCGACGCTCAACTTCACGGCGACCACGTCCACGTTCCTGCTCGACGTTAACGACGTGCTCATCAAGGGCATCAAGTTCACGTGCGGCATCGACGCCGTGGCGAACTACGTGACGGTCAGCGCCCAAGGCTGCGCGATGGAAGATTGCTACATCCAGACGGGCACCAGCTCGGCCCTGGATGTTACAACCCCCATCATCGTCGCAGCTGGCGGCAACGACTTCCGCTTCGAGCGCAACCGTGTCGCTGGGACGAGCACAGCGGTCAACACCAACGCCATCAGCGTGACTGGCGCTGTAGATGGCCTTGTCATCAACAACAACGACTTCGACATCCAGGCCGCTGGCGCAACGAACGGTGTCATCGAGTTCTCGGCTGCTGCGACTCAGTTCCGCATCAGCAAGAACAACATCGTCAACCGTCGCGCTGCTGCAGCAGTGGCCATTCGTTGGACGGACACGGCGGGTCTTGCCGGCATCATCAGTGAGAACAACCTGGCTTTCCTCGCGGATGTCACGGTTGCCTCGGCTGCGCTAAGTGCCGCTGGTTCATCGAACCACGCGGTGAGGGCCTTCGACAACCTGGGCCATGACGAGAACGCTGGTACTGCCATCTCCTCGACCATCGGCACTGCCACGATCGAGTAACCCACATCTCGCGGTCTAGCCGCAAACCTAAGACCCGGGCGGCGTGGACTCCTTCGCTGCTCGGGTTTTTTTATGCGCCGCCTATGCCGAAAACCATCCCCGACCACATCCGCAAGAACTGGCCCCGTGGCACCTATCGGGCATGTTGCGACTACTGCGGAGCACCGTTCATGCGCCACCAGCTCGTCCGGAAAGAGAATGGGCTACTGGCGTGCTCTGTGGACGCTAAGGGACGAGATGAAGTCCAGCTCTCGCGGCTGAACGCCGAGCACGCGGCCCAGGTCTTCAAGTACCCGAATCGCTTCGACGGCGGCCGAGATGACTCGCGCACGCTGCCCGTGATCCATCGGACGACCGCGGCAGACATTACTCGTTACACCGACGATGACGTCGGGGGTTGAACCTGATGGCCATCAACGCCAACCCAGCAACCGTTCCCACCATTGATGAGGTGGTGCTCGATGCCTTCAAGAAGGCTGGCCTCTTGCCTATCGAGTTCGGCATCGGCTCCGACGTGCAATGGACCAGCAAGGCAGCGCACGGTCGCCGTGCCCTGAACCGGCTCCTGGCTGCTCATTCGACCCATCGCTACTTCGAGTACTTCGTCAACTTGGATGTGCTGGACCTCGTCATCGGGACGCACAGCTACACGCTGGACGCTGACATCCTGAATATCATCGACGATGGCTCCTACATCCCAGCTGACAACGATCCAGAGGAAGAGCAGACCACCGGTGAAACCCCCGTCAAGCCCATGTCCGGCTTCCGATGGAACCAGCTCTCCGGGAAGAACAGCAGCGGGATTCCGATGCACTACTTCCTTGAACGCAACAATCAGAATGCGAGCGGACAGCTTCAGCTTCGAGTTTGGCCTATCCCCTCTGAAGCGGGAAAGATTCGCTTCAGAACGCACCGCATACCAGGCAGCTCATCTACCGGGTCCGATAACCCAGACTTCAAGCGGCACTGGGAGCTCTGGGCCGTTTACGCCCTAGCCTACGAGCTGATGGTCGACAGCTCCATGCCGCTCGATGCCTGTGACCGAATGAAGCGAGACAGAGACGAGGCATTCGAATTGCTCAAGGCCTACGACACCAACAACACGCCACCGGATATCGTCTTCATGCATGGATCCCCGTGGTCCAATAGGTGCTGCTGACTATGGCCACCCTCGTTCAATTCCTAGCAGCTGGTGTTAACGGAGCCCAGAGCGGCACCGCTACCTTCGTTCTTCGTGGCACGGCCTCTAGTGCTGCTTCCGTCCTCTATAACGACTTCGAGGAAGTTGCTCAGCCTGGCACCAACATCATCACGCTCGACTCGAACGGTGCTGCAGAGATCTACTGCGACGCCTACGTCGATGTGGAGATTAAGAACAGCGCCGGTACGACTCTTCGGACGGTTACCGTTGGACATTCGGCGCCAGTAGTAGAAGTCCGCAGCGACTCGTTCACCGGTACCGACTACGATGGCAACCCAGCAAACACCGCTGGCCAGCCCATAACGCTGAAGGCGGTTCTCGATAAGTGGAACGACTCTGCTGGCGCGAATGACTGGAAGGTGCTCATCGGTGGCGTCTCCACGAACATTCAAACTGGCTTTGCCGGTATCTCTGGTCTCATCTTCAACGTCAAGGACCCGACATACGGAGCAGTCGGAGACGGTGTCACCGACGACACCACGGCTATCCTTGCAGCCACCACGGCAGCCGCTGGTGCCCCTGTTTACTTCCCGCCTGGCACCTACAAGATCACAACCCTGTCTCTGTCCGGGGTCAACATCAATTGGGTTGGGGCCGGCGAAGGCGCCTCAATCATCTCTGGCAGCACATCGACCAATCTCATCGCCCTGACCGACAGCACCAACACCGGATGGAAGAACTTCTCGGGTCTCTCGTTCACGAGCTCTGGCAGCTATACCCGCCTGTTCAGTCTCACCAACGATCAGAATGTTAGTTTCCATCGCTGTTCGTTCGATGCTTCTCAGTGTGCGGCAGAGGCTATTCTGACGGACGATGATGAGGGGCTTTCCAAGATCATCATCTCCGACTGCGATGTGACAGTTGGCGCGTCTACTGCCCGCGGCCTTCGCAACCAGGCAGAGACCGGCGAAAGAAGCATCTCGGTAAAGGGAACGAGCTTCAAGATTCCTAGCGGCTTCACAGGTCGCTTGATTCAGGGGGCAGACTTTACGGTCACCGGCTGCCGCTTCGACGCCAGTGAAGTCACGAGCGGCACCTACCGAATGATTGATTCAGAGGATGGACAGGTCACAGGGAAGTACGTCGGAACCTTCACCGGCAACAAGTTCATCGATGGAGGCTCTGGTGGCTTCGTCTTCGAGTTGACCAGCATCTCTGCTGACTGCGACTTCTCGGAAGACAGCAACATCTTTACCGGCTTCATTGCTCCTTCCGCTAGCGGCGACAAGGGTCAGACGTACGAGATCACTGATGCCGAGTCTGGTGTTCCCGGTGACATTCATCTTGGATCCCGCAAGGGCCGACTTGTCTATGTCACTGCTGCTGCCGCCTTCACTGTGTCGGCGTGCCTGGAGGCTGAAACAGTGGTTGTAGAGCAGACGCTTACTGCCCTGCTACAGCTCTCTATACCTGCGCTTCTTCCGGGCATTGCCGGTCGAGTGGTGGTGTTCAAGGGCAACGGTCTCGGCGATCATACCGTCAACTTCAGTGACAGCGCAGTGCACGGCGCTTTCTTGAACCTGAGTGACGCTGGGGCCGGGTCTCCAGAAACGCCCACGATAACCAGTAACGAAGTTGCTTCTTGTGGCTATGTCTGTGTGTCGCGAGCCGATGGAACTTATCGCTCGCTGATTACCTACGAAGTCCAGCACCAGTCCTAATGCCTGACGTACAGCAAGCAGACATCGTCTTCGGACCTTTTCAGGAAGGCTCTTATGAAGAGCTCGGAGGATCGTCGCCGCGTGCAATCAACGTTGTCATCGATCCGAAAGGAGTCGTTAGTAAGCGACCTGGCATCGCTGCTTACGATGTTGCTCCTTCTGGTGTTGTTGATTCTAACGGCATTGCGGGCCTGTACTCAGACAATACCGGACAACTCTTTGCCGTCGGAGGCACCCCCGATGCCCGTCACATCTACAAGCTTGCCAACGGCGCAGCTGCCGATCTGTCTCTGGCTCCTAACTCTACCTTGCGTGGACGTCTCCGACCCACCTTCGCAGAGACCGAAGTCTTCTTGATCCTCGCTGGCGGAAGTAACATCCAGAAGGTCAATCTCCAAACGCACGTGAGCGAGCAGCTAGGCGGCAACCCGCCAATTGCGTCACACGTCGTGGCGAACTCTTCGAGGTTAGCTGCCAACGACATCATCGTCGATAAGACCAAGGTTCGCTTCAGCGGCGTCTTCCAGGGAACTGTTGACATCTCCCTGATGGAGAACTGGGACAACGATGGCTTGACGGACCATGGCGGCTTCTTCACAGCTGAAGCCAGGCCCGATCCCGTTCAGGCCGTCCACGAGAACACGAACGAGATCTTCGTCTGGGGTGTGGACAACGTCCAGATCTTCGCCCCAGATGCCACCAGCGTCTTCGCCCCAACCATCACACGAGAAGCTGGAACGCTTGCCCCTTACTCCATCATCAAGATGGGCCAAGACTTCTTCTGGCTCGATCAGCACAGGCGGATCGTGTACAGTGATGGGCGCTCATTCCAGAACCTCGAAGGGCCGATCAAGGCTCAGCTCGATGCTCTGACGACACCGGAGGATTGCTTTGGCTATCGAGTCTTCGCTGGCCACATCGATTGCCTCGTCTGGACCTTTCCAACCGACGGTCGAACCTTTGCCTATCAAGTTGGTGGAGGCTGGAGCGAATGGTTCGGATGGGATGACTCTCAGGCTAACTTCAAGCGGTTCATCGTCAATGCGCATCATCTCAGGCGCGACGGTGGTCTCAACGTCGTTGGTACTACGTACGGAGTCGTCGGAAAGCTGAGCCTTCAGAGCCCGTACGACATCGGAGACTTCGTCGTGGAAGGCGAGACCTCGGGCTTTGCCAGCGAACGAGTCGTCGCGTATGTCGAGAGCGGCTTCGTCAACCGGGAAACCGACTACTTGAAGAAGTGCCATGGGGTCAAGTTCGCTATCCGTAGAGGCTCTAACTCAGCTGCTTCACTCGGTCGCGTCGAATGGCGGGATGACACTGGTCCCTGGAACGGTCCCATCTACATCGATACTGGAGCGACTGGCGATAATCACTGCGTTCGCGAGATTCGGTCTCTCGGTAACTACCGTCGTCGCCAGTGGCGATGGACCTTCTCTGACTCTGTCAACCTGTCCTTGCTCAAAGTGACCGAGTCCTTCTCGGTCCTCGGCACTTAGCACGAAAGGTTTAACCCGTGGGTTTTTTGGACTTTGGACGCAGCTTCATCAACAGCCTGCCCGGCGTTGGCGGCATTACTGCCAGTCTCTGGGGTGACCCGGCGCAGGAGGGCGTTCAGAAGAGCTTTGCTGAGGCTCAGAAGCAGATGGCTGCGCAGCGCTCAGGATTGATGGACGCTCGCATGAACGCGATGAACCAGGCTGCTCTCGCCTTTGGTCCACGCAACGCGATGCTGGGTCAGATGATGGGGCAACATGGGCCCAACCCGCAGGCAATGGACCTCACCCCCATGCTACAGAACCCGATGCCGCAATCCATGCAGCAGGACATTCGCCAACAGGCGTTTGGTAGCGCACCACCGTCTAACGCTCCACCTGGCTACGGAGGAGGCCCGGCGGGTAGCTATAGCTCGTTTACTGGTCGAACACCTCCAAAGGATCCCTACGGGAGATACTGATGGCGACCTACCCTCAACCGCAGCCTAGTAAGAAGCTGCCAAACCAGCAGACGCCGCAGCCCGCCGTTGCGGCTCCGAGCTCCAAGCTGCCGGGTAATACCCCCGCGGTTCCTCAGTACCAGGGCCCGCCTCCTCCGACTCTGCCTCCAACTACGGCTCAAAGCGGCGGCCCGGTTCTGCCGCCAGCTCAGAACGGACCCGTCTTCCCGGACTCGTCCTTCGTACAGCCTGTCTCATTCAACGGTGGCTCGTTCAATCCGACTACCGCTCCCTTTGGCTTCGATCTCGCTACGCCGGGAACCTACGAGCAGCTCTGGAACAACAACCAGAACCGCTGGCTCGATACCCCTCAGCTGGACTGGGCCGATAGTCTCCTTCCGCAGTTCCAAGACCCGTGGACTGGAGAGCAGACTAACCAGGACTTGTTGGGCACGATCGCGAATCCTGGAGCCGGGCAGCAGTACTGGAACGGAATCAAGGGCAAGGCCAACACCGCTGCCGAGAATTCTCTTGCTGCTGGGTACCAGGGCCCCAACAACGCCCAGATTGCCTTCAACATGACCGGCAGTCGGATACCGAACTCGTTCCAGCCGCAGTTTGATGCCTACTACGACCGGATGAAGGACAAGGTCATGTCCGACGTCAACAGCCAGTCGGCTGCTCGCGGCTCCTACGGGAGCAACGCTGCCCTCAACAACAGCATTGGCGCCGGGCTAGACATCGAGGCTCAGCGAGCCAAGGCCGCAACCGACTTCATGTTCAAGGATAGCGAGAACCAGCGAGCCTGGCTCGACTCGCTCGGCACACAGGGGCGCAATGCCGATCTGTCCGGAATCGACATCTTCGGTGCTAATGAAGCGGCAGCACGCTACGGCCTGGATAAGACCAAGACACTTGGTGACCTGGCCTTCAGGGCTGAAGATGAGGAGTTCGAGAAGAACAAAGAGAAGGGCCGTATGGCCTTCGACATCGACGACCACAAGAGGAGTCGTCTCGAATCTGGCATCGAGTCTGCCACCAACTTGGACGACAGCTACGCCAAGAGGCTCGATGCGTACTTCGGTGCTGGAAAGGTTGCTCAAGACGCCTTCGAAAACCGCACTAACTCCTTGTACGGTCGCGTCGAGGACTTCAGTAACGACGTCAAAGACTTCATCACGGCTAACACGGATCGAATCATCAATGGCGACCGTGAGGCGGTGGAAGCCGAGATTGAGGCCCAGCTCGCCAAGGCTGCCGATGAGCGTGGCTGGAGCCAGTACGAGACCGAGCGCATTCGTCGAGACATCAAGGACGGTATCGAGGCTGCGTCCAAGGGCAAAGAAGCCGGATTGTTTGGGTAAGTGCTATGCCACTCAACTTTAGCAACTACGTCTTCCGCCCTCCTGCGCTCAACTACGGTGGGATTGCCGACGGCCTAGACACGATTATCGAGGGTAAGCGCGAGAGAGCTCGTCAGGCTCAGCAAGAGAGCCAGTACGCCCGCACACGCTCAGATGACCAGTCCCAGTTCTCTGCCAACTTTGCCAAGCAGCGTTCTGACGACCAGTACACGAAGGACCTTCAGCGTTTTCAGACACAGCAAAAGCTAATCGCTGATGCTCGTGCCGCAGCTCAAGCGGGGCACTGGGGAGAGGCTGATGCTCTAGCCCCGAGCATTCAGGAGTTCGGCGGGACTGCTACCAGGGGAGAGGACGCCAACGGCTATCCGATCTGGGACTTCAAGGAAGGCGCGGCCCCAACTCGGCCAGCGCTCGACTTCTACGGAGCTCGCCGCGACGTCTATGGTCCATCGGGTCCCAGCGCCTCTACGCCGTTTCAGGTTCCGGGCTTCGGGCCGAATGGCCAGAGAAACCCCATGGACCCGCATGCGCTGCCCGGCGCCAGTGCCGCCATGCTGCCCCCACCGGTGCAGACCGGGGCCCACGGATCGACGCCTCCTCCCCCTGGGAACGCGCTCGCTGCGCCTCCCCCTGATGCTGCAGGGCCGCCCCCCGGAAAGGCCACCGAAGGGTACCCCGGTCGCGAAGGCATGGTTCCACCAGAGGGCGTGGTCGTTCCACCTACGGCACCGCAGCAGGCTGCGCAGCCAGATTCTGAGCAGTTCATTGGCCCAAACCCGTTAGAGACCCCCGCATTCTCTCCGTACCGTATCTCAGCCGCAGACGTGATGGCAAGGAGCAGGATGCGGCTCGATCCGTATCTGGAAGGGGTCATAGCCGCTGCTCCTAGTGGTCTGAGAGAACGTCTTGGTTCGTATACCCAGAACATTGGTGACCTAGGACTAGATCCATCAGAAGCTATCAAGCTAACCCAGCCTATGACCAACGAGCTCTTTGCCGGCAACCGTGCCGATATTATGGCGAGAGCCCAGGCTGGCAGAGCCGACAACTCGTTGGACCAGCGGCGAGAAGACCGCGCTTGGCAAGAATCGAAGGACATCGTTAACAACGAAGACCTCAAGGCTACCAAGAAGCGTCTCTATTCTTCGAAGGCCGCTTATGCGCTTTTAGACACAGCTCACAACAACCCTCAGTCTGCGCGTGACCTCATTAAGTTGCTCTATCGCATGCGCGATACGGGCGTGATGACAGACAAGGACTTCGAGTACGCACAGGGTGGTCTCAGAAGTCTTTGGGGCATGGTCAAAGACAACACACTGAACAAGTTCTTCAGTGGCCGCGGCGGCCTCAATCCAACCCAGATTGCTGAGATCAAGGAGCTGCTGGATGTCGGCACTCAGGACCTTCGCGACACCATGATGGAAGCGCGAGATAGGCTTTACGCTGGATACAAGGAGTCTACCACTGACGGGCAGCGCATGGGTTGGAAGCGCGCCATCAAGACGTTCTTTGGCCCAGAGTACTGGCCAGAGGAATTCGGTGAAGGAGCAGCAGCCTCACGTGTCCCCTCCGAGGCCGAGTTCAGGAGTCAGAATCCCGGTGTAACAGTTGAGGGTGAAGAAGGCGGAACTCCTGATACGAGCTACGACCCTACCAGTGGCCCGCCACAACTCGACATGCCTCCCGAGCGAAGTCTTGGGACCAGGCCAATTCCGTCTACCATCGATGGCAGGCGTTCCTTTGCTGGTCCTCAAGCCAGAAACCCGAAGATTCCACCAAAGCCTCCGCGTGGTCGCAAACGAACCAAAGAAGAGGTTGACGCGATCATGAAGGAAGCTGAGGAACAACTGGATAGAGACGATGCCGCTAACCGCTAAACAGCTGTCTACACTGGAGGATGAAGAGGCCGATCTGGTCGACAGGATTGGTGGTGCCGTAGATGGTGACGAATACGACGCCATGTCCTCTCGGCTCTCGAAAGTTGGCTCGCTTCTCGACCGCCATTACCAAAGCTTTCGCAAAACGGACGACGGCGGCCAGCTCACTGAAGAGCCGGGTCAAACTCGCCAGCCGTCTTCCTCGACGCCGGGCTCCAAGCAGAAAGAAGCGAGCTTCTACTTCGAGCCAAGCCTGGCGGAAGCCAGGGAGATGTACCGCAAGGATCCTGGCTTGCTCAGGAAGCTCAAACTGAGCGAGAAGTGGGGCACAGGTGTATCTGTACCCGCGATGACTCTGCAGTCACCCGATGCTTCTGGATATGGCGGCATTCCGCAGCCACGTGCTCAACAGTCGTTCTTGGAGACCTTCTCAGAAGACCAGGAACCGTACACGGCTCTGGCAGAGAAGCTCTGGGCGGACAGGCTTGCCGACGCACAAGCGCGCGGAGAACACGTCAAACGATACAAGGACGTCAAGGCAAGGAAGGGCGAGTTAGGAGACTACGTAAAGGGTGGTGCCGAGTACATTGCCACGCGCCGAGCTGCGCCGGCTGCCGTTGGGGCCGCCAATGCCGCTTCCTTGGGTCAGGCTGGTCCGCTCTATGATGCCGGTCGCGAGATGTACGACTACAACCAGAGCCGTAGTCGCCAGATTCCGGAGGAGCACCAGGTAGTAACGGATCCGATGACTGGTATGCCGATGGGCACCAACGAAACCCAGCCTGAGACCTACGACTCACGCAACTTGCCAGCAAGTAGCCAAGACATCGTCATGCGCTCTCCGTTGTCTGCGATGGCGGGCGGCATTGCAGCCTATGCGCTTGCCGGCAATCCGTCCAATCTCATCCAGTCCACTCTAGCCGAGAATATGGGTTACGACGCCGCCGACTGGCTCGGCAAGGCTGCCATCTCTGGATTGAGCGGCTCCGCTGCGAACGTGTTGGAGAGCGGTCTTGGCAGGTACTCTGAAGCCCTTCAACGAGGCGAAGGGCCCATCGAAGCCATTCCAGATGTAAAAGATCTGGCCCTGGACTCGGCTATGGGCTTTGGGTTTGGTGCTGCCGGTGATGCGGGCGCTCAAGCTGCTCGTATTGGGCGCAATGCCTACCGAGAAGCAAAGCCAGAGCTGCGCATGCTGTTCAACGCCGGTGGAGACACGAGCTTCAAGACTGGAGTCAAGGCGCCGCCCGAAGTGCAAGGCTTCCTCGACGAGGCTTCCAAGTTCCGGGCTGTTGGTTCTCCTGGTGCGATTGCTGCTGATAAGTTGGCGCCCAAGATTCAAAGCTCGCTAGAAGCTCAACAAGCAGCAGAGAAGACGAGAATCGGCAAGCAGATGGAGGAGTACTACGGTCACCCCGTCTACGGGAAGATGAAGACCAGTGCTCGACCTCTCGTCGATGCCATGATTGGGCTTGCTACGGGCGGGAGAACAACAGCACCACTTACCGGGCAGCGCGTTGCTTTCAATCGAGAGAACATCCGCAAGATCAAGAACGAGTTCGGCTCCAACTGGGCCCAGGTACAGATGGTGCCGGCAGCCAAGGCTCCCGAGTTCGCTCACGCCAACGACGGAACCGTGATCGACAACGACTTGGCGCTAGAGCTCTTCGACAAGAAGGTGCCAGCGGGGCAGGTTCCCATTGTTGTCGTGGATCCGATGGATGCCCGCACGCTGACTAGCCTCGAAGACTGGATTGATGACAGGCTTGCCTACGCCAAGCGAGCCGAGGGCAACAGCGACACCGTTTACACGACGCTGAACTCTGCTGCAAAGGACATGCGTGACAAGTTCCCTCGCTTCGAAGACGAGGCAGGCAACCTCGTTCCGCCACCACCAGAGACACGCAGTTCACAGCCGTACAATCCATCGGAGGACTTGCCGCCGGAACCAAGTCCAGAGGGCTCCGTATCCGTTCTCCCTAGGCCAAGGGAGGTTGGAGAGGCAAGCGTTGCTCCGGAATCTCGACCCGGTGTTGGCCCTGGTCGGCCGCGTATGTTCGGTCCTTTCGATCTCCGTGCTGCTCAGCAAGGCGGAGAAAAGGCGAGCATGCTGCCTCGTCCCATGGATGTCGTCGACCGTCCGAGCATGATGTATGAGGCGACTCCTGGAGCTGGACCTGGCGTCCCAGACGTGCTGGACCCGTTCAATCTAAGACAACGCACCGAGCGCATTCCTATGCGCGGCCTGGAGACGGTGCCGATTGCCGGAGGCGAGTACGCAGAGCCACAGATGGTGTCTCAGCCAGATAGGCCTGGCATTGGCCAGATGCGCGACCCAGGGGACATGCTTGGCCCATCTGTGGAGCCGCAAGCTACGCAGCAGGTGCAAGGCAGCTACAATAGGCCTCCCAATATCGAGACAGAAGCGGCCCCGGCTACCAACAGAAACCCGTACGGCTTTGCCAAACGAGGTCAGCCAGATCCTGAGGTGCCATTGCCTCCCAGCGGGCGTAACCCGTATAGATCGCCAGCACTAGGCGATGAAGGCATGTCGCTGCTTGCTGGCAATAAGTTGGCGATGAATGATGTCGCGCCAAGTAGCTCCAGTGGGCCTACTGACAAGCGCGGCGGCCTGGAGATGATGCTGGACGCCCAGCTGGAGAATGCGCCAAAGGCTAACCAGGCCGAGATCGACGAGATTGGAGCTCTACAGACTGCCGATCGTGAGCAGGTGGCCGCCAACCAGAAGGCTTACTCGGACAATGTCTCCCAATCTCAAGAGGCCCGCTCGGCAGAAGACAAGAAGATGGGTGAGCTCTCTGAGAAGCAAGCCTCTGAAGAGAAAGGCATTGCGCTTGCCAACGACGTGAGTCCAGAAGGCGTCGAGGAGGTAAAGGCCTTCGTTGACAACATGGATAAGCGCCTTGGACCCATCCCCGATAACGAGAAGCAGGGTATGATTGCCAGCATCCTTTCCAAGAAGCTTGGAAGGACTGTAACGGTCCAGGACCTGGTTGACGCTGGTCTCCTGGGTGGCGGTCTAGCAGTAGCCGCGACCGATGACGACGACGCCGGCCCTGGCTCGGCCGCAATGATGTTCGGCATGGGTCGGATGTTCCGCGGCAAGAAGGCTTCAGTTGAAGAAGCTCCCAAGCTGACATACCCGCGCGAGCCAGAAGCCGTCTTGGATGACGGAAGGAAGGTCAAGGGCTTCAGCGCTCTCCGCAGGCAACAACATCTGGCTCAAGGCGGCATCGAGACCGCGAAGCAACGAGTTGGCGCTACCGGTGACAAGACGATTCGAGATCGAATCATTGGATTCAACCGTGGTGACGATAAGATCTACGATGATGCTCTGCTAGCAGAAGCGAAGCGCATTGGAGCCGAAGACGAGCTCTGGAAAGCCGCTGCTGCCGCTGGTTGGCTAGACCTCAAGAACCGTCACTTTCTCGGAACCAAAGGAGAAGGTCTGGTTAGTCGCGTTGCGGATACCGCTGGCCCTCGTCTCGACAGGGTAGCGGGCATCCTGTCTGGCGCTGGTCGCAATCCGCTCGAT